AAAAAAAACACTAAGTTACGATCCTGTAACTGGAATTTTCCGCTGGAAAGTGAAACGAGCCAATGTAGAAATTGGCGATATTGCGGGGAATTTTAATGTTGTAACTGGATACCGGTCTGTAATGGTTGATTACAGGGTATATTATGAACATCGATTGGCCTATGCGTTTATTTTTGGAAAATTTCCTCCGCGAAAGTTGACCATTGATCATATCAACGGAAAGCGACATGATAATCGAATTAGCAATCTTCGATTACTGCTGTTAGCGGACAATGTACGTAATCGCACGCATCTCAATAAGAACAATACGTCTGGTGCGAACGGTGTTTCATATAATCGAAATCGTAAAAAATGGCATGCCTACATAATGTTTAATCGGAAGAACATGACGATAGGCTGGTTTGATTCTTTGAAAGAGGCTAAAGTGGCTCGGGAAGCATTCTATGTTGGATAAAAGTGCTCAAGCAGGTCAGCACGCTTATAAAGAACGAGGATTCGACTGCTACCAAACGCCCCCCTGCGCGGTCGAGGCGCTTCTCAAAGTTGAGAAGCTTCCGAAAAAAATCTGGGAGCCGGCGTGTGGTCCGGGTGCCATTGTCAAAGTGCTACGATCCCGAGGTCATGAGGTCATTGGCAGCGATCTCATACGATACGAAGATCCGACGCACTTCTACGGGCGTGATTTTCTCACTGAAAGATTGCCTCAAGGATGCGGGGCGGTCGTAACGAATCCCCCCTTCCAATTGGCAGCACAGTTTGTTCGGCATGCGCTCGAGATTGAGTGTCCGCTTGTAATTATGTTGCTCAGGCTGGCGTTCCTCGAGTCTGTGGGGCGAGCTGACATCTTTGATCGTGGTAGTGGATTTGCGCGGGTTCATGTGTTCGCAAATCGGCTCCCCATGCTTCATAGGCACAATTGGACTGGACCAAAAGCAAGTAGTGCAATTGCATTTTGTTGGATGGCCTGGGAGCGTGGTTACGATGGGCCAGCGACAATAGACAGGATTACATGGGAGAATGGCCGGATTTAGTTTACTATTTGTTTACTTTTTCCTCCTAGGTTCGGCCCGAGCAACGTAGGAGGTCTTCGCATGAACCCGAAATCAGCTCCGTACAAAACCGAGACGGAAAAGGACGTCGAGTTCGCCAAGGGCGGCGACACGCCGATGTTCGGTAAGGGCGATCGGACTGTGACTGACGTCGCAGATTCAGCTGGCCCACAACAGCCCGGGCGCACCGAGCAACATCCCGACAGTGCTGGCGGCAAGTATGCCGAGGGCGGCAAGACCAAGATGTTCAGTTACAGTCCGTCGGTGCCGCAGCAGGCCGGCCGGACGGGGCAACGCTGATGGCCCGCGGACCCATGATGCGGCCGCCGCCGCGTCCGCAAATGCCGCAGGCGCAGCGTGCGGTAGCCCGAGATCCCAGCAAGGCGGTGTTCGCGCCGCCCAGATTGAAGCCCATATCGACCAGGGAATACGGGAAGGGTGGGACGCCGGTTAGCGGCGCGCCAAGCCAGGGTGTTATGGGTGCTGGCATCGGCTATGGAGGTCCGCGTGGCTTTTAAGAAGCACCTCACCCCGATCGGCGGGGCAAAACGAGGCAAAGGGGTTACGACCCATCGTGGCAAAGGCTCGATCCAGCAAAACGTTCCGATTGGCGGTAGAGCTTCGATGACTGGTGGGGATCCAGTTGAGCGCAACGACAACAACTATCGTAAAGAACCGCCGCGTCCGCCTCCATCTATGACTTCGGAGCCGTCATCGGGAGCGGTGGCAGTTCCAGGGACTGGCATGACGCCGTCGGGTGGCAATATGTTATCGTCTGATGAATCGGATGCCCCCTACCAACCATTTGGAACTGACTGATTGTATTAAGCATTTACGCGCCGCCGCCCCGGAGCAGTACAGGCAATTTCGGGAGGCATTTGCGCGCTATTATGAAGAGAAGGTAAGTCGTCTCGTTATGAGCGAAGGAGAACTCAAGGTATTGCAGGGTCATGCCCAGCAGTGCGCGGCGATCTTGCAATTTTTGATCGATGGAGAACGTCATGGCTGAACCTAATACGGTTGTGGTCGATCAAAAGCCAAAGGAGCAGCTTCCGGTCGACCCGGACGTCAAAATCCCTGATTCGGTTAAGCGAAGGTCCGAGGCTGTAGACGCCTACTTCGCGCAACAAAAGCCGTCGGATCCGGCGGCCTCGTCGCAGGCGGCGGACGCCACATCCACGCCCCCCGTGGCCCACCAACCGCCGCCTGTGGCATCTCCCCCATCCCCCGCGGCTGATCTTGACCCGAATTGGAGGCCGGAAGGCCCGATCGAGAACGCGAGCGTGGAGCAGCGGTACGTCAGCATGCAGGGGCGTTATCAGGAGCAGCTGAGACAAAATAAAGAGCTGCAAGAGCAGATGGCCCAGATGGGCGACGAGCTTATGCGAACGCATGATCTGGTTCGCAAGCAGAATGGCCGGCAGCAGCCGCAGCCACCTCGTCCTTGGCTGACCGACCAGGATGTCAAGGAGTACGGATCTGACGTGCTCGACCTCGCGCAGCGCGCGGCGATGCATGCGGTCTCGCCAGAATTGACCCGGATAGAACAGGAAAATGCCAGGCTTCGCCAGCAGATGGCGGACGACCGCAAGCGCGCACTTTATCAGACGCTCGACCAGGCGGTGCCGAATTGGCGGCAGATCGACGAGCTGCCCAGGTGGCGGCAATGGCTTCTCTTGCCGGAAGTTTATTCTGGGAGTATAAGGCAGCAGCTTCTGAACGGTGCGATTTCGGCGGCCGATGCCCCCAGGGTCATATCGTTCTTTCGCGGGTTCCTACAGGAGGAAGCCGCGACGGGCCACGCGGAGCCCAATCCCCAGCCCCCGCCGACACCCCAGGTGCCGCCGAGGGAGCCGGCGATCCCCTTAGCTTCGCTTGCGGCCCCAGGCCGACCTCGTCCAGCAGGTGGTGGTGATTCCCCGCCTTTGCCGGGCGATAAGCCTATCTACAGCCGCACCGACATCGCCAGGCAGTACAAGCTGCACAATTCCGGCAAATGGCCGGGCACCGAAGCTGACTGGAAACGCTGGGAAAACGATCTGTTCCTGGCACAGCATGAAGGGCGGATCCGAAATTAACCGGGGACCGCCAGCCGACTGATGCTCGAGGGTAGTCCCCAGACAAGGGGACTACCATGGCTATCCCGAGTGCAGGTTTTCCTGGCGCAACGTCAGGCTCTACACCTCCGCTTACCCCCGTCGGCTCGTCGCCCAATGCCCTTCAATCGACGGGGTTCATCCCTGAAATCTGGTCCGCCAAGCTGGTGGAAAAGTTCTATGCTTCCACAGTGTTAGCGGCGATATCCAACACCGATTATGAAGGCGAAATCCAGAACAAGGGCGATCGTGTTAAAATCAGAACGAAGCCCACGATCACCATCCGCAACTATCTGTCCGACGGTCTGCTCGGGCTCGACCGCCCGACTGGTGGCACCGTCGAGCTGTACATCGGCAATGGCAAGTACTTCTCGCTGATCCTTGACGACGTGATGGAGGTCCAGTCGGACCTCAACATCCTCTCCATGTGGAGCGACGACGCCGCACAACAACTTAAGATTGCAGTGGACACCGATGTGCTCGATGGCATCGTCGGCGGTTGCGATCAGTACAACAAGGGTTCGGCAGCGGGTTACATCAGCCGCAACATCAATCTGGGGTTCAAGGGCGGCGCCGTCTCGGTGGTCGGCCGTAACCCCGGCGCGAACGACGTCGAACTCATCGATCTGCTCATGCGAATGGGTCAGTGTCTCGACGAGTACAATATTCCCGAGGTCGGACGCTGGGTGGTGATGCCGGCGTGGGCTGGAAGAATGATCAAACAGTCAGAGCTGCGGCAAGCGTATCTGTCGGGCGATCCGGTCTCGATGCTGCGTAACGGCAGGCTTGGGATGGTCGACAGGTTCACGATCTACGTGTCGAACCTTCTGCCGAGCTACAGCAACGTGAACAACCCGGACACCAGCAACTTCAACGCCGGCGAGGGCATAATTTACGCGGGCCATGCCCACGGGCTCACTTTTGCCAGCCAAATCAGTAAGATAGAGACCCTACGTTCAGAACTTACATTCGGAGATATCCTTAGAGGCTTGCAAGTCTATGGATATCAAATTGTCGACCCCCGCGCGATAGTCCAAAGCCAAGTCACGCCAAATAGTTGATAACACTAAAGAAAATCTAGTATACGGGTATCAGATACCTGGGCTTGCAAATGTATAGCGGCGGTTATATAATCGCCGCTATGGCCCACAAAGATCCTCAGAAGCGCGCTGAGTACAATCGCGCTTACCGTGCTGCAAATCGTGAAGCGTTAAACGAACGCGAGCGTGTTCGGTATCACGTTGAAGGAGGCAGAGAGACCCAACAAACCTATCGGCGAGGAAAGTTGAACCGATACGCTTTCTATCAGCGGGAATGGCGTCGAAAAAATCCGAAAGAAACGATGGTGATCAATGCAAAAGTTCGAGCAAAAAAATATGGGTTTCCTTGCGATATTTCCGTAGAGATGCTCGAATGGCCAACGCACTGTCCGATCTTCGGTATTGAATTGGATTACAGCGCGACGAAACCAGGAGAACGGAAACAGCGGGCTAACTATCCGACTCTTGATCGGCGTGTGAATGATTTGGGGTACGTCAAAGGAAATGTCTTTGTCATTTCCCACAAAGCCAATCGGATTAAGAGCGATGCTACCGTGGAGCAGCTTGAGGCGATAGCTCGCTATGCTCGCTATGGATTGGTCGATCAGTTAACCAGTTCTTAGTGTTTGCGCCATACGCTCCTCCCTGATCACGGGAGGAGCGCATGCCGTCCGCGAGCTATTGGGGCGATTTCAGCGACCGGAACCAGCCGACCCTCAACACGGTCCAGGACTACATCAACGACGCCCGCACGCTGCTGCAGGACGTCGTGCCAAACTATCGATACGATGACCCGTCCCTGCTGGTGGCGCTCAACATCACGCTGGCCGAGACCAAGCGAATCAGGGCGGATCTGTTCGTCTTCAACCTGAACGTGTTCGGCCAGGCTCAGGCGTTCACGACGGTCGACGACACTTACGTCGATATCCCGGTGCCGTTTCGTCTCGCCATCCTGCACGGGGTGTGCGCGCATGCCATGGAACGGGATCAGGAGGATTACGCCGACAGCCGCAGCGCCGCGTTCATGAACATGTTCAACCAGGGCCTGCTCGGCCGCAACCTCGGTCCGATCATGGGCGGCGCCGGTCCCGGCAGATGAGGTGAGAGATGTCGGAAGCCTACGACTGCGAGCACGAAGAGGAACTGGCCAAGCTGTTCGGCGAGGCCGCGACGCTTCTGTCCGGCGCCTCTTCACCCGAGCTGGTTATCCGGTTCTACGATACGCTGAAGGACTTTTTCAGCAATACGAATTGCTGGCGGGAATGGATCCAGTTCACCGTCGTTCCCAACATGCAGGACTACAAGATCGCGCCTGCGCATGGCGGGCGCATCATCCGATTGCTCGGAGCGATCGACCAGAACCGCGTGCCGCAGAACGCGGTGATGGGCGAGATCGGCACGGTCACCTTCCTCTACCCCTACACGACCGTCCAGCCGATGTGGGCGAACGTCGTCAAGACGGTGACGAGAGCATTCAAGGACGGCAAGCCGTTCCCGCCGTACATCCCGGATTGGGTGCTGCCATCGTACAGCACGGGGCTTCTGGATGGCCTTGTCGGCCGCATGATGGTCGAGCCTGGTCAGAGCTACTCGAACGTAGCGGCAGGTACCTATCATCTTGCAAGGTACGGCGTGACTGTCTCGCTGGCGCGCACGGAGGCGATGCGGGCCAATACGGTCGGCGCACAGGCGTGGGCGTATCCACAGAGCTTCCGCACATTCGGCCAGCGTGGCGGCGTGTCGACGTTCAACATCAATCCGAGCCCGCAGACGGCGAGGTGATGGGATGGCGATATGCATAAAGGACGGCTGCGGCTACCACAGTGCGACGTCGGCGCATGTCGACCTGGCGATCGACAATAACGCGACGTGGCAGGATGCGTTTCAGTTCGGCACGCCGACTGATTTCACTTGGAACATGGTCGGGCAGAAGTTTGAGATGGATGTGCAACGTACTCGATACGATCCGGCGCCGTTACTGCATATGGACAGCCTTGGCGGCAAGATTGTTCTCGACGATCCGTATCAGCGAGTGATTCACTTCAACGTCGATCCGGCGACACTCCAAGGGGCATTGAGCCCTGGTGTGTATGTGTACGACCTGATCATGCTCGATGGTTCGGTGCCGCCGGTTCGTACACTGTTGATGCACGGCAAGGTCGGAATCGGGCAAGGCGTGACGTACCCGTGAACACGTCGTCGCATAAGTTCGGTTTCAAGTTCAGCAGTGCTGAATTGAGAAAGGTCTGTGCGGAGGGGACGTCTATTATCGAGTTGTGTACTCCAATCGGCCCAGCGCCAATTGTTAGGACCGTAATTAAGGTCATTATTAGGGCGATCGAGAGTATGACCAGAAGGCCGTTCGCCAACATCTGCAAGAAAGTTGGGGAAATAATTCCATCGTGGATCTACAGTTATGCCACGACCGCCGTAGTTTTTGTATCCTTTTGTATTTGGGTTGTGGCATCGTTGATGCATAGCTTCCCATGTTTTGTAAAGCGGGTGTTTGTTCTTTTTCGTGGCGTATCCGTGTTTGAATCCGCCCCCACCACCTTTTCTACAGCCACAAGTAACAGTGTTGCCGCTTCGAAGTTTTCCACTTCTGACACTATGAAAATTTCCACAATCACATTTACACAACCATCGTGCTTGATCTTCTGGGCTATTTTTAACACGTTGAACCGCGATCAGTCGTCCAAATCTTTGGCCTGTGATATCTATTGCAATTCCTTTGGGCATCGGACTGCTCCATTCAGTTCGAGGTCAAGTGGCGGGGTCGACGTTACTGCGTCGGCTCCGCTGCGCATCGTAGCACAGAGGTGCTTCGATGCCCATTGTTTCTAATGAACCTGCGCCGGTTCAGGCATATCCAATTATCTCCATTTTTGGGACAGGTCCGACGGGTCCTGCGGGTGGACCGACGGGTCCGACTGGACCAACCGGCATTGGGAGCACGGGAGCGGCGGGCGCTGCGACGACAGGGCCTACAGGCCGTACAGGACCTACGGGCGCTGGTGCATTTACAGGGCCCACCGGGCCAACAGGACGTACCGGACCGCCAGGATCGGTAGGACAGACTGGGCCAACGGGTTTGACGGGGGCGACAGGGGCCGCGAGCACTATTACGGGGGCTACAGGTCCTGCGGGCTTTGCAACAAACACGGGCGCGACTGGACCGACGGGATCGACGGGGCCGGCTGGTAGCGCGACGAATACCGGCGCGACTGGATCGACAGGCCGAACTGGGCCGACAGGATCAACAGGAACGGGATTCACCGGACCGACGGGGTTCACCGGATCGGCGGGAACACTAACCGGTCCAACCGGGCCGAGTGGCGGTCCGACGGGGCCGACGGGAGCGACGGGATCCGGTGGTGGTGCTGGTGGTGAGGCGTCCTATGTGACGCCGCCAGCTTTGGGGAGTTGGACACAGCGGAATATTTCCGGTTCGGCGGCCGCTGCAAATGTTGCGAACGGTGTACAGATCAGCGATGCCGCGAATGCGGGGCACAACGTCAGGGCGCTTAGTTTAGCCGCGCCGGCGACACCTTATTCGATCGATGCAAATATTGCCCTTATTTCATTGCCGATCAGTGGTTCGTGTTTGGCTGGTATTGGTTGGACGGACGGAACGACCTATCAAGCTATATGGGTGACCGCTCCAGGAGCGGTGGGGACTGCTCTTATACGTGTCACGGTTATGTCCAACGCTACAACACAGTTTAGTCAGGTTTTTGGAATCGTAAATGTATTACCGGATCTTTCCGATATTTGGCTTCGTATAAGGGATGATGGAACTAACGTTTATTTTTATTACAGCGTGGATGGAATTACCTGGATACAAGTTGCAACCTATAACAGAGGAACCTATTACTCGGTTACCAATGTTGCTTTTATAATCGACAACAATGGGAGTGCGAGCAATTTAACCGAATATGCGACGCTGCGTTCGTGGTGGCAGCACTAGGAAAACCAAGATGACCACACAATCAACAGTGCCTGCTCCGATCGCCGCGCAGCCGGTTGTTGTCGTCGGTGGACCGACCGGGCCTTCGGGAGCACCGACTGGACCAACCGGGCCGAGTGGAATTGCAACAGGCGCGACGGGACCAACCGGTCGAACCGGAGCTACGGGTTCGGTCGGTACGGGGCCAACGGGCCCGACGGGTCTGGCGTTTACTGGACCGACAGGACGAACGGGTCCGCCGGGATCGGCCGGTCAAACGGGAGCAACCGGAAGGACAGGGCCAACGGGGCCGTCGCCCACAGGTCCGACCGGGCCGGCGAGCACCGGTAACTTCGTCACTAAGACTCTCGCGTCTCCTACAGGTACCACTGGTGCGTTGAATACGATGATGGGGCTGGCGGCGTCATTTACGCCGATCTCGAGTGGCAACTGTCTCGTCATCTTCACCGGTCTGGCAACGAACTCGGTTGCAGGAGATGGCGTACAAATTCAGGCCCGTTACGGTACCGGGCCAGCGCCTGTTAATGGAGCTGGTGCAACGGGCTCGATGACTGGTGCGCAATTAACCTTCGTTGGATCGACCCCAGCCGGTGCGCAAGGATGGACGATTGCAAGTATCGTTACCGGCCTCGCGATCGGCACGCCCTATTGGCTCGACGTTTCAATCGCGCAGGTAACTGGCGGTTCGACAAACGTTTCTGCTCTGCAGGTCGTGGCGGTTGAATTGTGAACTCGGTCCCCGCAGCCCCCATCGCTGCATTCCCCGTCGTGATCGTCGGGGGAGGTGGCGGGACTGGGCCGGGAGGGACGGGTCCGACCGGGCCGACGGGACCGGGGATCAGCGGGACTGCGGGGACCGGGCCTACGGGTCCGACCGGGCCGGCGGGAGGGCCGACCGGAGCAACGGGATCGACAGGCGCGAGTGGTGCAGGGCCGACCGGGCCAACGGGTGTGAGCTTCACAGGCCCGACCGGAGCGACAGGGATCTCGTTGACAGGGCCAACGGGAGCGGCGGGGACATCAATTACAGGATCGACGGGTGCGGCGAGTACCATTACTGGCCCGACTGGTCCGACCGGATCTGCGAGCACGGTTACCGGGCCCACAGGGCCGTCTGGCAACACGACTGGACCAACGGGTCGTACGGGTCCTACAGGACCGACCGGTGCGCTAGGAACCGGTCCTACGGGCTTTACGGGGGCCGGAAGTACGGTCACTGGTCCGACGGGGCTTACAGGCGCGACGGGTCCTGCTGGCACCGCGAGCGGCACTGGCGCAACGGGCCCGACTGGACCGGGTGTTGGGGCGACCGGACCGACCGGTGCTACGGGTGCGACCGGCGCGGCCGGCGCAGCGAGCACGGTTACCGGTCCGACGGGAGCGACGGGTGCTTCATTCACCGGGCCAACCGGAGCAACGGGGACCGCGGGCGCAGCGAGCACGGTCACGGGGCCGACCGGCTCAACCGGCGCGACGGGCGCTGCGGGCGCAGCGAGCACGGTCACGGGGCCGACCGGCTCAACCGGCGCGACGGGCGCAGCGAGCACGGTCACGGGGCCGACCGGCTCAACCGGCGCGACGGGCGCTACTGGCGCGGCCAGCACGGTGACCGGGCCGACTGGCGCGACGGGACCGACGGGCGCGACCGGTCCAACTGGAGCATCAGGTGTAACAGGGGCGACGGGTGCGTTGGGTACGGGACCGACGGGATCGACGGGACCGACGGGTGTCACTGGAACGACGGGTTCGACTGGGGCTGCTGGTACGGCTGGTAGCACCCCAACGGTTCAAACCTTCACGACCGGTTCTGGCACATATACGACACCAGCAAACTGCAGATGGATAGAGGTCACCATTGTCGGTGGAGGAGCGGGGGGGTCAGGAGCGGGTAGTGGTGCAGGTAATGGAACGGCTGGCGGCAATACGACTTTCGGCACGCTTACAGCCAACGGCTCCGCTGCCAATACCGGTGCTGGCTCTACACCAGCCCCAGGGACACCGGGCGGTGCGAGCGGCGGAAATATCTTTAATCTATCCGGCGGCTGGGGAACCGGTGGAGCACTTGCGCAAACGACTGGCGGCACAGCGGGGGGGCGAGGCGGTGAGACTATTTTTGGTGGCGCAGGTGGTGGCGCGACTGCAGCCGCTGGCAAAGCCGCGCAAGCCAACACTGGTGCGGGCGGCGGCGGTGGTGGAATGGGTGCCATTGCTGATTTCGGCGCGACCGGAGGGGGCGCGGGCGGTGCGGTACAACATATCTTTGCTCCACCGGCTGCAACTTACAGCTATGCTGTTGGTGCAAATGGTACTGGTGGCGCAGCAGGCACGAGCGGTTTTGCAGGCGCTGCTGGAGCAAGAGGTATTGTCATTGTGAAGGAATATTACTGATGCAAGAACGCGAGCTGATCATTCCCCCGGAGGACCGCGTCATCATGATCGCGTCGGGGTTCTATGAGATCGTAATACCCGCTGAACAGCGGATCATCTACGTGGAGGGGCACATGCCTTTCAGCCAACAGCACACGGCCGGCAATATCATCAAGTGGCAGATCAACTACGAACGCTGGCTGAACAAAGCAGCCAGCATCACGAATGGCAGCGTGACGTCCTCGTCGGCAACTTGTTATCCTAATGGGGTGACGGTTCAGGGAAACAACATCATCTTCTTTTTGAACGGTGGTGTGGTCAATGAGACGTTCACGTTGACCGTGACGATGAACGACAACATCGGAAACCAGAAGAATGACGCGATCAACTTCACGGTCGTGCCGCCATGATGTACAACATGAACTCGAGTTATGAGGTGAACCATGGACGAAGACAACAGATTACCTGATTCAATCATCACTGCAGAAGTGCGATCGGCTCGTATCAAGGAAGCAGCAGCCAAGATAGAGGCCGAAGAGAAAGCGCGTGAGGAGCAACGAGTAACGCGCGAGAACCGCGATCGCGACAAGGCCCGCGCGGAGGAGGACGAGTACGTCAAGAAGATCGGGCTGGTTACCAGCGAGCGGACCATGGAGAGCTTGCACGAGCGCATCCGCGAAATGCGCAAGCCGCCGCCCGATCCCGAGAAGGACCGGCCGCCGCCGTTCCTTACCGAGCGTCAGGCCGCCCAGATCGCCGCCGAGATCGAAGGCGGGCGGCAGGCGAGCGAACGTGTTAGGCTGCGGGAAGAGGCCGTGCGGCTCGCCAGGGAGAAGATGGATGCTGAGGAGAAGGCTAAGGCGGAAGCACACGCAAAGGTAGATAACGAATACAAAGAGCCGATCACTATGCCCAACCCGCTGCAGAGCCAGGTCTTTCCAACCGATCCAACCAAGACGACGTTGAGATAATGCCTCCGATCAAGCTGGACAAATTTGGCGGGATGCTGCCTTCGTGGGATTCGCGTCTATTGCCGGATGGGCAGGCGGACTATGCCAGCAACGGCTATCTCTTCAGCGGTGCGTTGGTCGGCTGGCGGCAACCTAAGCTGTTAGCTCCGCTGAAGAACAGTACTTCCCGTTATGCTTTCCGCATCCCTAATCGCAATACCAACGATACTCGGATTATTGCGCCTGATTCATTCTGGATGGAGTTTGACGACCCGGACACCAATGTGATCCGCACCCCGGTCGCCGACGATCAGTACCAGCGTTACTACTGGGCTTCGCCCAGCCAGCCGCCGCAGTACGCCACCTACGACATGATCCTGGCCAGTCAGAATCCTTGGCTGCTCGGCGTGCCGGGATCCGGCTGCGCGCCAGGCGTAACGGTGACCGGGGGCGGTGACACCGTTCAGATCGGGTTCACTCAAGCACTACCGAGCGGCAACCCTGGCGGTGATTATATACCGGGCAATACCGTATTCCTCATTCCTATCGTGCCCAACGGCTCGTTGTTGATTCAAGACGTCGCTTTCATGCCGGCGGTCAGCAATCCAACCGTCAATTTTCAGGCTGTTGTTTATTCCGATCTCAATGGTTCGCCTTACCAATGGATCGCGGATGGTACCAATGTGACCGGAGTAACCGCCGGTACCACAGCTGTAAGCGCGTTCGGCAACGGTGTGCCGGTATCGCCGAGTACGACCTACTGGATCGGCATTGCAGTCGATGACACAGTCAATCCGGTCATTGCTGATACTGGTTCGGCGCAGGGAATGCAGTTCCCCAACACGTACTCGAACGGATCGGCGCAGGTTGCAAGTGGGGTTAGCAGTGGACCTAACTGGCAGATGTGGGCGGATCTGATCGGGCAGTCGGTGTTCGAAGCGAGGGCCTATGTGTATACCTGGGTGACCGCGTACGGTGAGGAAGGCCCGCCGTCGCCGCCGACATTGGTCAACGGTTGGTCGAACGGGGTGTGGAGCATCAGCCTGTTCACGCCCGATCCACTCGACATGGGAACGCGGCGTAACATCACGAAGACCAGGATCTACCGTACCGTCACCAGCAACAGCGGACAGGGTAGCTATTTTTTCGTCGCCGAGATCCCCGTCAGCCAGGCGACTTATGAAGATACGTCGGATGACGCATTCATTGCTAACAATGCGCAGATGGTCAGCCTGTACTGGTCAGGGCCGCCATCCGATATGTTGGGCATCGAAGCTTTTCCCAACGGTATCGCGATCGGGTTCAAGTCGAACGAGGTGTGGTTCAGCGAAGCTTACCGGCCGCATGCCTGGCCGCCGGGCTACGTGCTGACAACCGAGTTTCCGATCATCGGCATCGGCGTCACCGGACAGATGATCGTGGTATGCACGGAGGAAACGCCGTACGTAATCACCGGCACCAATCCGGCCACCATGAGCATGATGAAGATCAATCTGACCGAGCCGTGCATGCATCGCGGCAGCATTGTCAGCACAGACACAACGGTGCTTTATGTCAGCCAAAATGGGCTTATCCAGATCTCGCAGTCAGGTGCAGGCGCGAACATCACGGAAGGGTGGATCTCCCGCGAACGTTGGGAAGGTCTCACACCGCAGAAATTCGTCCGCGCTGTTAAACTCGCTACAAACTACTTTGCCTTCGGGACAGTTAGTGGAGCGGACAATAGTGTCGCTCAACAAGGATACACTGTTGAGCTATCTCAAGAGGATCAAACGTCATTTACAATCTGGCCTCAGGCTGGAGGCCATAGATTGGGGTTTCAACAGCTGTCTTCTCCTAACAATTATGATATCGACAACGTACTTCTCGATGCATGGACAGGCGTCGGGTTGTTGATCCAAAACGGCGGCGTTTGGTATTACGATTTCACCGACCAGCAACCGATCATCGTCCCGTACAAGTGGCGATCCAAAATCTATCAGCAGATGACCAGAAAGAATTTTTCTGCTGCGCGTGTGTTCTTCACCGTACCGCTGAATACGCCAGCGCAAAACCCTGTACGCAATGTCAGCGATCCGCAGCCCGTGCTCGCGCCGGATCAGTATGGTATTTTACGAATCTATGCAGACGGACAACTTTGGTGCACAAGAGAATTGCATAATAGTGGTGAACTGTTGCGTATTTATAGTGGTGGTAAATATGAATCTTGGCAATTTGAAGTGGAAGGGCGTGTAAACGTCAGTAACATCCAAGTGGCCACGAGCGTGAAGGAGCTTGGACTCATATGAACGCACCCGTCAAAGTACTACCGGGCAATCTCAAGAACGCACCTGTAGTAATGCCGCGCGCTACCGGTGTTGGCAATGGCAGCGTCGCGCCGGTCTGCCCGGTCAGCAAGAGCGAGGCAGTGCCGGGATCGCCCGGCAATTTGTTGCCGTTGCCACCGCGGGCGATAGACTTGCCAACGGCGATTATGGCCATCAATCAGCTTACCCAGATCGTGAACTATCTCATCAACCCACCTGTTACCGTCAACAACAATTTATTTACGCTACCACTATTTAGGCCGGTGTGGGTCGAAACAGGACGGCAAATGGCAACGACGCGCATTTACAATCCTGATGACAAATCGATGTGGGTGGACGTCGAGCATATCGTTCAGCTCACAATGTCGGATAAAATATTCGGGCAAGCCATGATACTGAACTACGCAGCGCCGAAGCTAGGGGGAGTAGGAGTAGGACCGACCGGTGTTGTCGGGGCGAGCAAACCTGGACAATGACAAACATCGATACAACCGGCCATCAGCCATATTCGAGCGGATTGCTTGCGCGTATCGTCGGGTTTCATTTTCCAACAGCGGCTGTCGGCGGCTTGCCGGTTTACATTGCAGCAAATTCTGGTTTGACTTTGACACCTGTATTTTCCGGTCTCGAGATCGCGACTATTTCATTCTGGTTTCGTGTATCACAGGCCGCAATGGATGCGGCTTATAATAGTTGGAATACTAATCCTATTATCAATTATGGCGGCAGCGGTGACCTTACGTTGATTGGGATCATTCCTTTGGTTACGTGGGGAAAGGCGGCGACATGGATTGCCAATGATGGTCATGATACGAATTCAATCAGCCCTAGTTTTATTGGTTTGTCTGCGGCCCATCCTTCTTATGGAAACGGACCAGCATGGCTGGCTATTCGATTTCAAGGGGATCGAATGGGAGCACAATTTATTGGTCCATCAGGCGGTGCAAGCAGCGGTCCTGTTCTCGTTGAGACAAGCGATTTTTTTGCCTTTGGTGTCCAAGATGCAACGATTAATTATAGTGGAGGTCCTGTAGTCTATGACATAATTCGAGTAACGCCGGATGTATGGCATCATTTGATTGTATCGTGGGCTATATCAGGTACGAGTGGGAAATTTACTTTCGCCCTGGATGGTAAAGGCTATCACGGTAGTTCTATTTATCCTTCGGGAGCAAATGTTCCTGCTTCAGCTTATGGAGGACCCGGCGGTGGTATCGACGATATTTTGACTAACTTAACCGTGTTGGGTCCTGGCGGGGAGGACATTTATTCTCCGACTTATACGACTAACGGATTTGAAATGAGTTCAAATCCTTTCGGTACGATTACCCCTATTCAATTTTCTTCATATAGCAGCTCGGTAGACATGGCCGAGCTACAGGTTTTTATCGGGCTTTCAGATGATGTGACCGACCCGACTATCCTCACGCGCTTTATCACCGATCAAGGAACGCCAGCTGACCCTAAGACTGCAGAAACTTGGTTTGGCCAGAAACAAACCCTCTTGTTGCATCCTGCAAGGGGCTGGACTACGGGGAAGCAGAGCGGCGCGCTTGTAGGTGATTTCGCTAGATTTGGCACGATCATGCCAATAGCGCCCGATCCACAAATTGGATCGTAACTATTTGTTTACATTTTTCTGCTAGTCCGAAATTCATTAATAATTTCAAGGGTAGATCATGGCCAACGCATGGGGCGGTGCATTAGTCCCGACTGGAGTGTCACAGTCGTCGGGAGAAGGGCTCAACCTCGGTCTGCAGCAAGCGCAGAACCAAGCGCAGCAGGAATCCCAGTCCCAGTCGACCAATAACGCCTTCAACAACGCCTACGGCACCTCGTTCATCCCGGACTACTCGCAGACGCCGATCCTCGAACGGATCGCGCAGGAAGCCGAGAACTACGCCCCGCAGGTCTACAACTGGGGCATCGACGCCTACAACCGCAATCAAGGCAGCATCGACGATCTGATGCGGCAAGGCCAGATGTGGGCCTCGCCGCAGCACATCGCCGCGATGATGGGCCAGGCTGAAGCTGGCGTGCAGCAGGCCGGTGAGCAGGCGCGGCAATCTGCCATTCAAGATTTGCAAGGCTACGGCATTGACCCATCAGCTGGTCGTTACGCCGCGCTTGATCAGGCTAATCGCGTACAGACAGCGGCAGCTGCGGCAGGTGCTGGCAATCAGCAGAGGATGGCTGACATCTCGCAAGGCTTGACCATGCAGAACCAGGCGATGTCCGCCGGTCTGCAGAACACGCAAATCGGCTACGGCGCGGCGAACTCGCTGAACTCGCTGCTGGGCACCGGCATGCAGCTCAAATATTCGCCGTTGGGCCAGACCTCGACAGCAACGGGCGGATCGACCGGCCAGTCATCTTCATCTGGTCAAGGTACTTCGTCTGGGTCGTCGCTGGGTCAGACCTTCGGCGAGAATCAGCAGCAGTCGGCGTCCCAGCAAAACCAACCCGTCAATGTGATGAGTAACGTCGGCGTCATGGTACGACGTGGCGGTTACATCGATCAAGACCGGATCGAGCATCCCGATGGCGGGGTCAGCAAATACCAGACGGGCGGTTCGGTTGCGGCAAGACTGGCAACACCGATGGCAATGCCAGCATCGAGCTGGAGACCACCGGTTGGACAAAATACGGCAGCCTTGCGCATGGCGTCGCCCGGCTTCGATACACGTGGGATGCTGCAACGGGCGCAAGCCGACATTGCCAACTTACCTCCAGGTGTGCGTGGGATGGCGGAACGAACTTTCCAAGGTGCCGAACGAGCCGCGCCTGATCTGCTGCAGCATTATGGTCTTTCGGCCTATCAGGAAGGTGGCGAAGTTGATGCTGATAATGATGACGATGATTACGCTGCTGGTGGCGTGATCAAAGGCCGTCGCCGTCGAGCTGGCGGGATGCGCGGTCGTTTGTCGCCGCGTGGTAATCGTCCACCTCATCGACGTTCCGGTGGCGGGTCGAAAGGCGGTCAGCAACGCCCGCGTCCTGATGATGGTGCACAGTCCGATCAACCGTCAGAGACAGCCGGCACAACTCCCACTTCTGCGGACGCCACTCCTGATAGGGTAAGATCTTCGATCCCCCGTCCTACAGACGACGTTGCTGAGCCGCCTACGACGGGCCCCGATGATGTATTTTCCACTCCTGATGCAGGAGCTACCCCCGAACCGAGTGTAAGTGCTGATGATGACAGGTATCAAATGGGCAGCCCGGTGCAGGGTTATCGTCGTGGTGGACACATCCGTTCTTTTTTGACGCCGGCAACCCCTGGCGGTCCTAATCTCGGTGCTGATCTAGCGGCACAAACCGATCTCATGCAGCAACATATGGCGCTGCAAGGTGTCCGACCGGAAACTATCGGAGACGCCGGACCAGGCTTTGATCCCGGTGCTGGGCGTATCGATCCAATGACTGGACAGCAGAATATGCCAGCAACGTATTCTGATTATGCTGGCGGCGGTGTGGTCGGCACGACCTCGCCTGGATTCATGCCGAGCGGGCCTATCGGCGGTGCACCCATTTCTGCGGGCATGCCGTCTTTCACCTCGGGGATGTCGAGAGGTATGGCGGGAGGTGGTTCGGTCGCCCCCACGACTGGCGGCTTCGTATCCAGAGACCTCTCGCCATCCGGCGGTAATGAAGTTGACGATGTACCGGCCAGGTTGAACGAGGGTGAATATGTGATTCCACGTGATGTCGTCGGCTTCAAGGGCAAGGAGTTCTTCCACAAGCTGATCGCCCAATCACGCAAGGCGCGCGAGATGTACATGGGAGGGCCGGTCAATGAATAAGAAGAAAAAGTTTGGAAAGAAGGTTGAGCAGTACGATGAGGGCGGCGACGTCGTATCGGGTCAAGCGCAAGCAGATAAACGTATCGACTGGCGGCAAAGTTTATATCCGGCCGATAAAAGCAGTCCAGAGCAAGGGGCCACTCCCACTCAACAAAAACTAAACGATTGGGCACAAGCGGTAGCTGACCATTCGCCAGAAAGCGAAAACGTCAGAGATATGCGGGGTAACCCGAATTACGCTCCTGGTGATGACAGCGCAACTACTTGGGGTCAACGACTTTCGGATACTTGGCAACGACTTCAAGAACCATTCGATCCACGTAAGTCGTTTCGTTTACCTGGCTATCAGCAGGGCGGCGAAGTTCTATCCGATGCCCCCCCTGATTTGCCTGTTGCAGGTCAGCAATATGCCATGGACTGGTCTCGACGCGGGCAGCCTGAATCCAATTTAGCTGAAACAGAACGCGCTGCTGGAATGGGGTTGAGTGCGCGTGGAGGTGCATCTTCAGCACCTTTACCCACAGTTCATGATCGAACTGCAATGGAGCTGGAAAATGTTTTAACCCAGCATGCTCAAGGCAATTTGTCGTCTCGGGAAGTGCAGAACATTTTCAGGAATAAGGGCTGGGATATAAATTTACGGCCTAGAAAACTCAATCCCTTATCAGCTTATGACCCCACTGGGCGAGAACACGAATTGTCTTTTCAGCAAGGTGGCCCAGTGCAGCCACCAATGCAGCAGCCACAGCAGCGACCGACCCACGCCATCCAGAACGACAAGAACCGACACATGATCGCGACGGCCGCGCGACACAATATCAAGTACGCCGGTCATCTGATGCAGGGACTGCGCCGCCAGCACAACGGGCTGCGCGCTCTGGCCACGGTTGCATTTGCCCACGCTAAGGGGCTGCGTGACGTCGGCCGACATGAGTTGGCGCATGGGCACGATGCGCATGGACTGCATTTACTCAATCATGCTCACTCTAAGGTGCCGGATGGCGCCGAGGTCAGCTTCACTCAGGTCGGCGATCATCATTTCAACGCCAACGTGAAGCGCGGCGGCCAGTCACAAAATTTTCCTCTGAGCCGGCCGCAAATGTTGCACTTCACCGTCGGCCCTGCTGGCGGCTTCGACCACAGCATCGACAACGGCGTGGAAAACAATCTCCACATCCTTACGCATGGACCAAGGCCAAGACGTGGGCCGGTTCAAGGCTTTCAGGGTGGTGGCGAAGTTCGCGGTTATCAGGATGGCGGCGATGTCGAGCAATATGGTCGCGACGACCTCGAGTGGGATCCGCTGACACAAAGTTACTTCCCGCCTAATATAAGGCCGGCTCAGCGTGATCCTGAAGATCAGCTAGTGAAGGCAACTCTGGACGACCAGCGTGCCGATCATGGTGTGTCCGGCGGTTCAGCTGCAGGATTGGGAAGCACGATATCACGTTCACAATTGCAGGACTACATCAACGGCACGCGCGGAGCTACGCCCGATCAGATAGAGGAAGCACAAAGATTGTCGGAAACTATTCAACCAGCTGCTTCTTATCCTTCTGGAACAGCTCGACTGGGTGGTGGTTCTGACCCGTATGCCCGTCCTACGCTGCCGGAAACTGAAGATCAACGGCTAGAAAGAGAACGACAACGTCGAGAAATATCGACGACTCAGGGAGGCATAACACCGCCAGAACAGGTTGCTCCAATCCTCCGGGGTGGACGGGACGGATCATTGGCAGCAGCACCAGCGTCAGAAAGTATATCAGGGGCGGCATCTCCCGAAGAAGTAACGCGCGCACTCGGCCCCGCTGCTGGTGAGAGCGTGCGGCGAAAACTTGAAGAAGTACGTCTTGCTCAGATGGATCCGCGTGATCGAACCGCGGAGCTGCTCAATCCCAATCTTCCGACTTATCGGCCAGAAGCAGCAGAAGCCATTAGGCAAGGAAGACCTGTACCGCCAGCGTATGTTGACACGCCACTAACATCTGATCGTCCAGCAGAAACAGTTCGTGAAGCCTATCGACAATTCCCTGGCGATCCTGCCAAACGGGAGGCTTGGTTAGCGCAACAGGCTCGGGATGTAACAATTCCAACACCAAAAGAACAAGCAGCACGCAAGGCTGCGGCAGAAGAGCGTTTTGCTCAGCAACAAATGTTAGAACGGTACGCTGGCGGAAAAGGCGGTGGGGCAGGGTTGGCACTTGAAATGTACCGTCGGCCAGAGTTGACACGGATAGCCGATGAAAAATTAGCAGCCCAGCGTGCAACATTAGATCAACGTATCCAAGAAGAATTGGGACGAGGTGGACGACACTTCACCGCAGAAGCTGGCAAGACGATCCGGCAAAAATTGAAAGACGATCCTACAGGAAAATCGCTATCGCCTGGTGAAGAAAACATTTTAGCAGGCATTACCCTTCGTGCTCAACGATCCTTACAAGGCGGTGCTGCACAAGCAGGTGGTGGAGGTGAAAGGCAACCGGTGCGCGTCAGCTCACCGGAAGAAGCGCGCAAGCTGCCTAGCGGAACGCCAATCATTCTACCGGACGGGTCAACAGGCATGGTGCCTTGATGGCCGAAGAGAACGACGAAGATCCGTGGGCAGATTTCCGCGCACAACCTGCGGCTACAGAGCCGGCTGAGCCGGAAAGAAAAGATCCATGGGCTGAATTTCGTACTCAACCCGCAGCAGAAAAAGACCCATGGGCTGAATTTAGATCAAAGCCGCAAGAACCCGAACCAGAAGCCGAAGGTCCATTAAAAACATTTGGTCGTAAATTTTTACACGCCGCAGTGCCGTCGATAGCTGCGATCCGTACAGGGGCTATGGTCGGCGCGCCTATAGGTACGGCAATCGGCGGCCTCCCTGGTACAGTTGCCGGTGCAGTGGTTGGTGGCATAGCCGGATTAGGTGCTGGCTATTTAGCAGGAGAAGCCCAAGAAGCAGGGCTCAAAATGATTGGCGCGGACGACAGCCATCAAATGGCGATCAATGCCAAGACCAATCCCACTGCTTCGTTTCTAGGCGAACTGGCACCAGCAGCGGCAACCTTCAGCCCATATGGCGCGACCCGCGTGATGCGCGGTGCTGGCGCTATAGCTATGGGTGGGTTAGAAACAGCGCAGGAAGCCTATCAAGGAGAAGGCTTCGATCCGACACGAATCCTCGGCAGCGCGGCTACCGGTGCAGTTTTTTCCGGTCGACCTACACGATTTGGGCGTGCCATAGGACTTTCTGACTTAGCGCCAGCGCCGGTTGAACGCAAACCATGGGAAACACCTAAAACACCGGAAGAACAGCTTGCATTACCGGCCCCGGATAGAGAAGCTCCACTAGCTCGGCCCAAGGGCTTCGAAGCAGGTGAGCCTATCCCAACAGATGATCAACCAGTTGCACCGCAATCGGGTTTTCTTCGAGGGCGTGACGTCGAACGGATATTGGACCATGCAAACACAATCCGCGAACAAGGCGGCGCAGTCGAAGATAACCCCTATCCCCTTGGTAGCCGCGCTTATTCAATCTGGGATGCCACTTTCAAAGGGTCTGGTGGCGCGACAGATCGGCCCCATGGGCCTGCGGGCCCGGATGTACAGGCAAGTGTGGCGCAGGAAGCCAAGCCGGTCAGCACGGAAAGTGCTACCCAGGAAGCACAGAATCAGAGTGTTAGATCCAACCGGCTGTACCCCAAAGAGACAGCAGAACCAGGAGAGGCATCCACCGCTCGACTAGCCGGTGGTGTAAATAGGCTACCCTATGACCGAGCAGACCCAGATTGGGAGTTTGCCTTTGCCGAACGCAACAAAATTACCGAACCCGCTGTCAGACCCGCTGGAGAAGGTGTACCACCAACTGAGCCAGGTGGACCGGCGGCTGCAGGAGATGCGGGAGAGGCTCGAGCAGCTGAACCAGCAGCTGTCCCGCCTGAGCAGCCAGCTCCAGCACGCCTGGCAGAACCAGATGCAGGCGTAACGCCTGAACAACAGCGGTTAATCCAGGGTGTTCTCGACCGCGCTCGAGCGCGCGAGCAGGCCGAACGCGGCGGCGCACCGCCACCTGAGCCAGAGCTACCGCCCGGTGTGGCTAGGTCTCCCGGTCTGCGCCAGGCCATGGCGCGCCAGGCTGAAGCCCGCGTCCGGCCGACTAAAACCAAGCGGATGCCGATCGGCAAGACGGAGGAGGCCACCCTCGCCGCCGCGGGTGAGAAGGCTGGCCTGCCACCCGAGCCAACCCCGGTAGCGCCGCGTGCTACCATCGACAGGCAGCTTCAGGACCAGGGCTTCCGGCCAGAGGACATCGCCCGGCTGAACCGAATGGACAAGGCACGATTGCGCCAGCTCCAAGGAGATCCGGCAGCCCAGCAACAACTGCTCGGGGAAGCGCTGCGCGAGCGTGCGCCTGCGCCGCCACCTGAAGCCGCCGCACCAGCGGCTGGAGGAGCAGGAGGAGCAGCACCGCCGCCACGAGGCCCCGCTGCAGCTGCTGCAGCCGTTGGGCCGGCTCCAGGGACGCTAAGAAAACCGGGGGCTATGGCCAGAGCCACTACACTTGACGATCTGCTTTACGGTTTGCGGACTGCCAAGGCTGGCGATCTCCCGGAAGCCAAGAGCCGGATCCGCTCGGCTCAACAGGAAGCTGGTGCATCGATGGTAAGCCGGTTTCGTGAGGGGGCGGCCAACTTTATGCGCTGGTTGCGCCCGCGCAACGAAGAGGCCGAACAACGGATCTACCGCGCCATCGAAGATCAGAAAGTCGATCAGCTCCCCGAGACCGAAAGGAAGCTCGCCGAAGCTATCCAAAAGCGGTTCCTACCGGAAATCGAAGCCGATCGGAAATGGTTTGCAGACAACAAGCTGCAGCCGCTCATGCCCGAGCGCGGTGGGTTCCTTCGACGTTTAGGCAAGGGATTCCAGGGTGACGTCGGCGAGATGGTCGGCGAGGATCCATTCGGTGGTGTATCTGGGGGCCGGCCGTCAACCCTGCACGAGCAAGTCTATCAAGGCATGACGGCTGCCGACGGCGAGCACAAGGTCATCGGGCGCACCAAAGACGGCAAGCTGGTTGCCTTCAGCGATGGCGGGGAGAAGGTAACGCCGATCAAGGATCCTTATCCAGGTGAGCGGCTCGATCAGCTCTACGGCAAGAAGATTAATTTTGAAGGCAAGGACTATACGATCGGCCGCACGCGAGTGCGCGATATTCAACAACAGGCTGGGCGCGAGTACCACGAGTCGGCAACTGCTTCGTTAGCCTCCGAATGGATGCAGCTGCGTGAAGCCCGCCGGCAGGCTGAGCTATTCAAACGTCTCAAAGGGAACGATCAATTCTTCGATCCTATCCGTTCCGCCGTTCCTACATCCACGCCAGAGGGACAGCCATTCAGGCGTGTAGAGGTTCCTGGTCTCTCGCATCTTTACTTCGACCCGAACGTCGCCCAGGCGCTCGAGCGTGTCTACAAGGCGGATCCGTTTGGCCACACTTGGTTGGCCAAGGCTAACGATATCCTGATCTCATCAATCTTCCTCAATCCGGTGCCGCATGCCCTAAACGAAAGTTATCACTGGTTCGTCGGTCGGGGCAAAGATTGGGGTATGCCGCGGGGATGGGCCGATTTATTCACAACCGGTGCCAAAGCCATAACTGCGGTGTTGACGAAGAACCAGGATTACATCGACGCGCTGTCTCAGATGCGGCGCTCGCCGATGGTTAACGCCTTCCGTAATTCACGCGATGCTGCGTTCCAGATTGCCAACTTGGCAGGAGCTGACATCAAACGCGCCCCGCATGAATGGGATCCTATTGCCAGAACTTTGGGAGTAGGACCATCGGATTTGTTCCGGGCAATTTACAATGGTTCAGCATCGGCGATGTGGAATACGGGCGACATCATGCGCCTGCAACGGACATACGAACTCCAAGCTCAATTTGAACGGCGCGGGTTCACCCCAGAAGCAGCGTGGCGAAAAGGACAACAAGAAATGGTTCGCCACCAACCTGACTATCGTATGCCATTGCAAATTCTGGGTAGCGGCAAGCTGGCTGATTTCCTTGCCGGCCAGTATGGCGGTCGTTACGCAACGATGTTCAATCGTTACCACAAGACGGTGTTTGCTTCGCTCGCCGATATGGTGAGGAACTCAGGTAATTTCAGAAACCAAGAAGAGATGCTCAATGCATGGGGGCATCTCGCTGCACTAGGCATCGCCGGCTATGTTCTCAAGCCCTACCTGTTCGACCCATTCGCACAAACAATTACCGGCGATCCAGAAGCCAAGATGCGCCCGCGTGGTCCGCTAGCTCCCATTCAATCGGCGATCGACGTCGCCAAGGGCGAGAAGGACATCGGCCAGGCACTCAGCACTGTCCTCACACCAGCTCCGACCATCCGCGCTGCAGCGGATATCCTGACCAACCGCGATGTGTTTGGCCGGCGCATCATCAATCCACAAGCCCCGGCCTCCAAACAGCTCATCCAGGGAGCGCAACAGGCGGGCAGTTACATCGGGCCTGTATCAACATACGGCGGTGCGTTACAACCAGGCAGCTCCAAAGGCACGCTGGGCCAGGAGGCTACCAAGCAGTTCCTTGACATCAAATCACAGACGCCCCAGCAGAAAAAGGGACAGGCATTCGGCAAAAAGCAAGCTGAAGGGGAACAAAAACAACGCGAGAAGAAGCCGCGTGGCCCGATCGAATATTATGGCTACAAGGGGCTCAAGGCACTGGGCTTCAAGGAAGGCGGCCCGGTGAAGCGATTCGGCAAACTTGGAGGTGTGGACCATGCCTACCCCAGAACTTGACCAGTACTACCCCGGTGGAGTGGCCCAGCAGGCACTCGACTGGAACCATTCAGTCCACACGGCCCTCGTTATCGGCGGCCCGACTGGCGACGTAGGCGGAGCAACCGGGCCGATAGGCCCCACCGGTCCACAAGGCGCGCAAGGGATACAGGGGCCGCAAGGCGCGCAGGGGCCACAGGGGCCGACAGGTCTGCAGGGCATTGCGGGGCCGCCTGGCAATGACGGGGCAATCGGTCCGACCGGTATGCAAGGGATGACAGGACCAGCAGCCGGCACCGCCAGCGCAACAGGCGCGACCGGCGGCTACATCCAGTTTGGCAATGTCATCGAGAACTGGGGTCAGTTCCATGCCAGCACCGGAGCCGGTGTCACGGTCCCGTTTACCAAGCCTTATATCGACAACGCGCCTTCGATCACGGCATCAGCACCATCGGGTGGCGTGCTGCAGGTCAGTGCCACCAAAACCACTGTTACCGTCAGCTGCAATTCCGGCACGCCGCTGGTGTCCTACAAAGCGTTAGGGAGTTGACCATGGATCCGTGGGGACCTCTGAGCCAGTATTACCCAGGCGGCGTCGCCCAGCAGCTGCAGGACCGCGCAGCGCGTCCACAGGTAGCTGCGCCGCCGCCACCATCGCCGCAGTCCAGCCTGCCGCTCAATCCCCAACTTACGCCATTGCCCAATCCATTGCCCGAGCCGCCCCCCGTTCCCCAGCAAGAGCCTCTTCCAGCCCCACCACCGGAGCCGAAGCTGGAACCTAAGCCGCCGCCGCCACTACCGGAGCCTAGACCCGAACCAAAGCGCAAGCTCGAGACTAAGCCAGAGCCAAAGCACGAGCCCGAGCACAAGCCAGAACCAAAGCGGCATCCCGCTGATCACCATCCGCATGCTCCGCACCGAACACCAGTTCGACCCAAGAGGAGATGATAGCCATGCCACTCAAGAAGGGTAGAAGCAAAGCAACAATCGCCAGCAATATCCGTGAAATGAAAGCATCGGGCTATCCACAAAAACAAGCTGTTGCCGCTTCGTTGGAGACAGCACGCCGGTCTGGTGCTAATATTCCGAAGAAAAAATCGGGTAAGAAATAAATTATGCCATCTTTACGACAACGAATAGAAAGCAAATTTATACCAGAACCAAATTCAGGGTGTTTTTTGTGGCTCGGATATCTGAATGACAAGGGTTACGCCAAAATTCGTATTGGCAACCAGCTTCAATTTGTGCATCGCGTTTATTATGAAATGGAAAGAGGACCAATTCCAGCAGGAACAGTGACTGATCATTTATGTAAAGTAAAATGTTGTGTAAACCCAGCACACCTTGAAATGGTAACCAGTCAAGTAAATGGTCAACGAGCTGGTCGCCCACGTCAATTTTATTGCTTACAAGGCCATGAGTTTACCCCAGAAAATACTGGAGTATATGCCCGCAGTTCTCGTAAGGGTTACTATCGCAGATGTAAAATTTGTTTCAATGCGTGGCAAAGGAAACGTAAACAGAAAGAACGGGAGACAATGCTATGAAATACGCTACAGGAAAATTCGCGAAAGGCGGCTATGTTTTCAATCAGCCCGATCGCCCGCGCGGCGGTCCACCAGTTACCGAGCGCAGTCGATTCCTCAAGGAACCAGATGTCTTCAGGACGTCGATCGAACGGCAGGATTACACCAAGAAGGGTCCCGAAGGGATGGAAGAGAAAGACAAGTCACTGCCGGCGATCAAGCCTCGGACGTAGGTTCCTTCGTATGGGCCCAGAGTAGCTCTTCCAGAGGAGATCCCCTCGAAATTGGGATCTCTATCACATCCTGCTGGCCTACACGCCAGTGAGTATTTTTTCCAAGCGTTGCCTTGCGGTTATCTGTTTTGGCGTCGAAATGTTTTACTAGCCCGAGTAATACGGGACGACGTTGAATTTGTTGTTCGTTCAAATAGTCCCGGAATGCTTTCTTAGAAATTATAAGTGCGTGATCCTCGGTAAGCACGTCGATGTATAATGGCCGCCCAGGCATCGGTTGCGCGATTGCTGCATCGGCGTTGGTGTCCTGTCCACGCCGGAACAGCGCGTGCCCTCTTCCTATGTACTCCGTCAGGAAATGCACCAGCGCGTTCCAGGTATTATCCTTTGACCCGCCTTCCGTGCCTTCGACTTCGCCGAGCTTCCGGTTATCCATGAATACGCCGACCAGGAACTCCTCGATCTGATCAGGATCCACTTCAACACCCATCCGCTTGGCCATGTGCGCGCCGGCGATCAGCACGCCGGCAACACCCCACCAGTAGTTTTCCTTGGGCGTGCCATCCACTCGATCCCTGAACCGCTTGACGGTCTCATCGACGAGCGCGTCTATCTTCTCGTGCTCGGCTACCAAAATTTTGACGTATGCTTCTCCTATCCGGCCATAGTTATGTTCTAGTTCAGCAAACGCCTTGGTGGCATCGAAGGCATCGATGAGCCCGACCTCTTCTTTCTTCTCCAACTTGTATTCGAAGATGCGCCGGATGCCGGCATCGGTGCTGGGCTGCTTCTTGATCACGAAATCCACATATGAAGCGTTGCTACAGACCACCATCAGGGTTTGCCATTCTTTGCGCTCACGCTGGGTGATGTCGGTATTGAGCCGGCTGCCTTCCATGCCTTCGGTGAGAATGAAGGTTGCCTGGAACAGTTGCTCCTGTTTGATCTCATCCTGAATGTCATCCCAGAAAGCCGGAAGGTTTCTGATCATGCCCATCTTGTTGAGCACTGATTTATGCGTGGATTGAAGCGATTCACGCCCGAACTTGGGATGCGCCCAAACGGCACAAGCTACTTGCTGGGTTGTGCTCTTGGAGGTCCCGGCTTCGCCCCAAATACTAAGTGTGCTTCCGTAAATTGTCCCCGCAAATGCCATGAGCGGTGCGGCAAACCCAGTCACAAGAAGGATATCAAGCTCGACACGTTTGCGATCGGTAAGAAGCTTGGCCGCTCGATACCATGGTTCGATACGTCCTTTCGGTTGATAGCTCTTGAGCACTTCGTCGTTCGTCGCCAACCCGCTGGCCGTGATAGAATTGTCAGTGCCGTAAAATGTATTGCCGAATACGAATCCGACCCGCTCGCCGTCTTCATAACGCCATCCAATAGTAACTACATCGCGCGCTCTTCGATTGCGCCGCAGCACGTCGGACCAGGATTCGCCTAATTTCACGATAAGCCCATTGTTCTCATCCCTGCATATTACATTTTTTTCCTTCAATGTCTTCGCGTTAAATTCGTACAGCTTCACAAATGCGTTCTGGACGTTGCCCTGATCGGTGACAAAATCGAAACTGATCCCATGATGCAGACCGTCTTTCCGTAGAACCACGTTGGACATCTTACTTATGATCAGCTCTGCCAGATACAGACCGTAGGGTTTTCTTTTTTCCCTGCAAATCTGACATAGAGAGTCTTCTTTCATGACGTAATAGACGTCAGATGCGGTTTTCGGCCGGGGGATACAGAGTTCTTCCGGCGGCCACGTCGCTCCGACTTCTTCGAGGAACGCATTGGTTTCTTCGTCTTTTTGCTGTTCCTGGACGAACGGAAGGGCAAGGTGTAGTGGAGTTTTCCCCACTGCGAAATGTGGACAAGATCCACAGAATTTAGATCCACACTCTTGAATATTCTTACATGTTCGCCAGCGTAGCTTCTTATCATCACGTTCCCGCACTTTACGCTCGAACTTGTCGTCAGTTGATTCACGACCGAATCCGGGATGTTGATTCCCAAATGCGTAAGCAAGCTCATTACCATTCTCCATGAAGACGGCACATGCTAATGCTGCGTGCCATTGTGGTTCGTCGTGGGCAGCGCCACCAGTCTCGTATGCATCCCGCAACCACGCACAGCCGGCCTTGATCGGTTCGAACGGCAGTGGCGGGCATTTGAACTCTTCGTCCTCCGCGCCTAACGGCAACGGTCCTTTTTTAGGCTGCTTAACCTTCGTTTCCTCTATGGCGGCAAATGTCTTGGGGAAATTGTAACGAACCCAAGTCGACGCTTCCGGTACGAATAACACCCGTCGAGGAGCGCCGTACTTCAGGATGGTCTTCTCTTTGTTGTTCTCAGACCCCGGCAAGCGCAGCACGCGCGCCGCGTCGGTCGTCAGCGAGAAGTCGACCTTGACACCCTTGGGCCAGGGATACTTTTTTGCCAGCTCCCTGAGTGCGGTTGCATACGGCTTCCAATCGTCGGGAAGAAGCGTATCGATGTTGACCCAGTAGGGATGTCCGCCGCCGCCCCCGGAACCCACCAGCACGGTTGGGTTAGGTAACTTCACGCTCTGACAGAACAGCAGGATTGCCTCGACAACGGTGAGATGAACGGGAGCCCTGTTGTCGGGGTCCTTGGGGTGCGGCTCCAGCTCGTCGGTTACATCGACGTCGAGGAATATCGCATTGTGCGCGAGCGCCCATTCCGCACGCCGCTCCCCATTAGGCATCTTCTGCCGTGAGAGGCAGACAAACAGATCGAAGTTTTTAGGTGGCGCCTCGGGGGATCTCAAGAACTCTACGATGTCGTCAGGCTCGAGAAAGCCTCTGCCGGGGAGGCCTTTTCTCCCCGGCACTAACCAATGGACGTTGCAGTAGCCCCCGAATTGACTGGAAGGAATTACGAGCCGCAGAAACTCCCGCAGCGTCCGACCCGCCACACCCGCCTCCCAGTCATTTCATCATATCTGCAATCGTCTTGTTCGTTGTCTCGGCAATGGAGGCGTCGAGATCTTCCTCGCTGTCAGTCCAGGCCACCTCCTCGGGCCCAGGCTCGGCTTGCTTGGGGGTAGGTTTGGCGGCCACGGCCTGCTTATCGCCGATCGGGGCCCGCCGCCGCTCAGCCCTTATCGGTGTCGGGGTTGAAGCTGTACTAGTTTTAGGGGTTTGAACCGATCCTTGCTCGACCGGCTGCTGCTCTTCGATAGCTTCGAGCAACCCGCTCTCCTCGCGGACTTGCCCTGCTACTTCGCCTTCCACCTCTCGTACCTCGGCGAGGTCACCGACAATGCGCCGGGTGATCGGGCTATTGAGAAGGCCTGTGACGAACTCGGCCTCCTTCTCTTTGAGCATACCGATGGGGCTGCCGGCAAAAACCATCTGGAACAGCTTGTCCGCATGGAACGTCACTCGCGTCCAGCCGACGAAGCAGGCGTAACCTTCATCTCGCAGTTCCTCGCCGTAAGTCTTGAGTGCCTGTAGTGAGCCCGGCGGTACCTTGAAGAACAGCGGATCGAGCAGCGGCGCCCCCAAGAGCTTCTTGGTGAGCGCCGGCCAGACCAGGACCGCCAGCCGCTGGTACGACTGGCATGGGATATACCGACCGCCATTGGGCCGGGTACTCCATTGGTTCTGCTTGCATGTTCCGCAATTGGCGGACTGCTTGATTGACACGCCGGGATCCGGCACGTCCCCGCGCAGTGACGTGCAGATGGGCCCGGACGCGCTGTCCTCGGTGAAGTCACCGGGGAAGTAGGCTTTGCTGATCTTGGGTTGCTGGGCGATGATGACCATGTCCAGAAAGGTCAGCGGCGAGCCATCGTCTGCACGGACGAAGGGATAATTGTGGCCGGCGTGTTGCAACGACCATTGCTTGCCCCGATATCGCACGGACGAGAAGCCAAGACCTTCGACGTTCTCGCCGAGCGATGGACCGGGAGCGATGCCAGCAAAGGCTTTCGCGATCTGCTGGCCTTTCCACGGAACGAGTTCGCTCATGTTGGTTTCCGAACTCCTACGGATCTAGTGGTGTTGATTTCCACGCCGGGAGGCAGAGCGCCCGTCTCCTCGGCAAACGCACGACACGCCGTGGCATTGGCTCGCCGATCCATCAGCTCGTAAGCGTCGTTTTCACGCACGAACGTGATGAATGCGTCGGGATCGGAACAGGCTGCAGTGCTCTTGGTGAGAACCGAAGCTGTACCATTCTCAGTCTTCGCCGACTTCAAGCCGGTGGCATCGAGCGCCGTCAGCATCCTGCCTTGGAGTTTGTTCATTTTGAAGACAAACTCCTCGTTGCGCCTTTTTACCATTGCAGCGTCGAAGTCTTCCAGCATATCGCGTAACTTGATGTACTGGCCGACCCACTTGGCGAAGTGGATGTTGTCGATAACGGCTTTCCCGTTTACAGGTCCGTTACCGTTGCCGTTTTCTATCATGCTCATCGTTGTAATTCCTCTTGTTGCTCTTTCAGCATTTGTAAGAATGCGTCTTGTAGACGCTGTTTTGCGTGGAGTAAATTATAAACACGACGCTCCGCGCTCGTCGCTAGCAGGTGAATGAATTGCTGTTTGTGCTTCTGTCCTACCCTCCTTATTCTGGCGTTAAACTGCTCGTAAACCTCAAGCGACGGATGCGGGCTGTACCAGACCGCAGTATCTGCAGCCGTCAAAGTGATCCCGTGATGAGTCGTGCGTGGGTGAGTCAGTAACACACGATACTGCTCCGAATTTTGGAACGCGTCAAATATTTTTTCGCGATGCGTTGTTTTTCCGTAGACAACCGCATGGTCGATAGGCTCTTTTCGATTTGTAAGAAATGCTGACATTTCTTCGATCTGATGTGTCCACGGCATCGCCACGATGATTTTGTGTTCCGCTGATTCGATGATGTCGAGCAAGGCCTGCTGACGCGGCGCGCTATCAAGTTTGACGTAGTCTTTCTTGTTCTGTTCCGGGTTGGAGCTAGTGCTTGTGTATACGTAACCCCCACCTACCTGTAATAGCTTTCCGAGTGCTACTGCCGCATTAGCAGCCGTTATCTGTTTGCGCTCCACCATGGCGATGTACTGTTTGGCGAGCGCGACGTAGATCTCCAGCTGCTGTTTGGTCAACTCCACATCGATAGTGCGATAGATCGCTTCTGGCAGCTCGACGACATCATCCAGGGAATAGCGAACGCTGGGCTGCATCCAGCTGAGCGCCTTCTCGATCGCGTCCGGCTTGGGGGCCCATTTGTAGAGGTCCAGCTTGACCATCAACTCGGTACGAGCATGCCGAAAGAACTTCGGGCATGCACCGGGCGTAACGATCTTGCACTGCCCCCAAACATCCGTGGGGGCCTGCGGCATGGGGCGGCCGGTCATGCCGACTACCCAGGTGAACCGCTGCGCGAAGTCTCTCATCTGCTTGCTGCGCACGCTTTCGTTCCGGTACACAGCCAGCTCGTCGAGGATCAAAAAATTAATGTCAGTTCGGTTCCACAGTTCGCTAACGATAGTCTTGAGGCCGTCGTGGTTTATTATGAAAATGTCTGCGCCGTTTTTTAACAACTCTAGCCGCTTCTTGGCGGTCCCGTGCAGTACGGCGACTTTGCAATCTGGCAAGATGGCGCGGCATTCCGCGGCCCAGGTAAATTTGAGCGTGCTCAACGGCGCGACAACCAGCAGCTTGCCGGCGATCTTCTGTCGATTGAGAAAACGCCAAGCAAATAAAGCAGCACGAGTCTTTCCAGTATTTCCGGTGCAAAAAACACAACCGTTACGTCGTAAAAGTAAAAATGTGCTAGGCACCACAAAACAATATTTATAACCATCAGGAGATAGTTCACGACTAATATTGCTTAATTCATTGTACCCCCCAAACAAGCCAACAGACTTTCGGCGGCTGGCATAAACTCGCCAGTGGGTACCGGGTTGATTGCGTCGATATAAAGATGCACTGCGTCCCATCGCCGAATAAGCATACTGTGCGAAATCTGCATCAGCACGTTGTGAAGAAGAAAAGCATTCAGATCCATCTGGCCGTAAAGTTCCGTCCCAATGGTGCAATTCTTCTGCAATTATTTCGAGTTGTGCCTGTGTGGCCTGCCACCACCAGTCGTGATTAAAACCTTTAGGTCGTATTGTTTTAAATGAAAATATATGTCGATTGGCGTAAACTTTTTCGCGATATATACATTTTGCTGCTGCAAGCAAACCGCGCAAACGATCAATTTTTCTTAACTTCCGAAGTTCAATTACGGTTGTATCCCGCCATGAATCCGGTTGGGTCCCATCTGCATTTACGGCCACCTGCAATCTAATTTCTGCATCTGAAAGCGATAGCCCGTTTGTTCCTGATACGCGGAAAGTAGAAGGAAAACGAAGCCTACCACGACCCTGAAGACTATAATACATAGCTTCAATTTCTGTTGCAGCAAAAACAGAACCATCCACTAATAAAACTCGATGTTCAGGAGACAATAGTTGATCTATTCCTCGTGAAGTCTTAAAACGAATCATCTCCTCACATGGCAATTTTACGAATTGTGTTGGCTCCACAAAATCGATCGTTCCATTTTGTGGCCAATATTGAGCGACCCGGCCGCCAGTATAGTCTCCAATTTTCTTCCATCCTGTTTCACTGAGATATTCCGTATCCCGATCGACGCAGCCCATGTCATTGAGCACATAATCCCGCTGTTTGGAGGTGATCAACGCGGCAGTCTTCTTCTGTACCTCGAACGGCGTGGACTTCTCCCAGTCGTAATACTCGAGGATCGGCGCGGGCACGATTGCGATGCCCATCTTCTCCAATTGCATCTGTTCCTTGGGCCCGTGCGGGATCTTGGCGAGCGTGCGGCCCTTGTACTCGATCAGCTCGGCCTTCGGCCACAGCGTCGGCACCTTGCCCTCATAGGGCAGCAGAATGCACTTATGCGCCCTTGAGATGATCGCCCGATAATCCATCTGCCTGTTTCACACTGTCGATCACAAGCACCACACCACCGGCCTTGCGAATCTGCTCAATTGTAAAAAGTTGTATAGGTGTAGGCTTCTTCCCTGGCGCTTTTGCCTCAATCGCAAAATAGGAGCCCTGGTAACAACCGTGACAGTCTAAACATCGATCGCCCATACCAAGCTGCACCGGCCAATGTTGGTACGCACCAAGCTCCTTCAGACGCTGCTTGACGTGAACTTTTACCGTGCTTTCAAGCACTTTTTTCTCAAACATCATTGTCCGTTATAAACACATGATTTTACTGGGCACCAATTTTTACAAAGCCGGTTGTATGTCGGCTTATACTCTTCCGGCAACCAGGGCGTATTGAGCGCCGTATCCAATGCCATAATGCGGGGGATGATACCGGCCCACATATCCCTGGCTTCTTTACGTTCAACCACCTTGATGGTCTGGAACTCTTCCTGCAGCCAAATATACTGAGTGTTGACCGCGTGGATCTTGGGGTAGTGGATCAGCATGACCAGCGCGATGATGCACAGCTGCAGATCATCTTTCTGATTGATCGATTTCCCATTCTTCCAGTCGATCGCGAGCGCACACTTCGCCGGCTCGTTGATCTTGCCGCAGTCGGCCACCGTGCGCAGCCATGCACGCTCGCTGTTCCACGTCGTCGGCTTGAGATCCTTGGTGATCGCCCACTTGTGCTCGATGAACAATTCGCCCGCGGTGCGGTTGACCTTGTCAATCCACTCCTGGTGGATCCGAAATTTGGCCGGCAGCGGCTGGCCTGTGGAGAGCGCGGTTGCCATGGCGGCGTGGATCTCGTCACCTTCTGCCAACGCAGCCCCGCTCGGTATGCCCCATTTGCGCAGGAGCACCGTCTCATAGAACCGCAGCTGGCACAGCTCGAACTCTTTGACCCGCGAATAGCTGTGCGGAATTGCCATCTTACTCCCCTTTAGCCGATGAGGTGACGAATGTCAAATGTAAGTTTTGGTTCCTCCCCTAATGTTCCACTTTTAAGATGATTGTAATGTTGTTTGGTTTGTTTACGTGGCAATCTAATATCACACTGAAGAGCCTTATCAATTTGCTGCTGACGTCGTTTGCCCATAAGAGGTCGCAAAAGCTGCATCAATTCTCGCGCCCGCGCACAAGTTACACTTGTTACCCAACGCGGCTGGCGGTTACCACGATTTGTGTAGTGGTAGCATTTACAATACGAACCAACCAATGAAGTTACACGAAGCACAATGTCTTGATCGTTCATACCAAGCTGGATTATGGGGTACGTATAAATTTTTCCGCCAGAAGTATTCCGGTAAATTCCAAAATGACCTTCGCCTTCAAGCAGACCAGCTAACCAGTACAAATCAGTGTCAGGATTTACAGTCACCATAGCTCTTTCCAATCCCAATTTCAGCCGCAAGGGGCAAGTCCACCGCCCATACAGGTGGACGAATCATCTCAGATAGAATCGTCTCCCGTGCCGTATCTACCTGTTCAGTAGGTACGAGAAAAACCAACTCGTCGTGCGCTTGGAGCGAGAAGCGATACCCCAGCTTGTCAAGCCGAAGCGCCGCCTGCATCACGACAATCCTGGCCAATGCTTGAATTATATTCTCAAGCAGCTTGGCCCCGTAGATCTTGTCGTCGGGGACATTGTACCTCAAACTCATTCCGTTGGGAAGCCAGATCGTGCCTTTTTCGATAACCAGCAGGTCACCTTTGTTGTAAAGCCGCAGCGAGTGACGTCCGTCATCGCAATCCTCGCGCCACGAGCGCGGGCCCAGCACGGCCCGCTCAGGCCCGTGGTTGAGCGTGGGCAGCCAAGCATCGAGCTGCCGCCACAACATGGGGATCTCCCAGTAAGTCTCGCGGTAAGTGCTGACGGTGCGGTCGGCGATCTTGTAGGTGAACCTGTTGCCCAGCTCGAGCCCCGCCTGCCGTGCCTGCGAAAGCACCATAACGTGAAATCGATCGACCCCACAGCCGTAGCCGAGCCCCAGAATTCCAGTCTTGCCGATAAACCGCTCGATCGGTTGGTCAGTCTTGTTGACCTTATAGACGAAGATGCGCTCGGCCAGTCGGGCGTAAGGGTCTTCCTTGTTCCGAAACTGTTCGAGCAGCGAGGTGCAGCCGGCGAGCCAGGCGACGAGGCGCGCCTCGATCTGAGATAGATCGGCAGATACGACGTAATGATTCGGCGGGGCGATCAGGGCATGGCGAAGCTTGGACTTGGAGGCGTCGCGGGGCAGGTTCTGGAGGTTGATCTTCCATTCGCCGCTGTTATGGACAATCCTACCGTTCGCCATAAAGCGGTTATGTGGCCCACAGTCTACGATGTCCCACGTTGGCGTTTGTTGATATTTGATTCCCTTTTTGTTGCCCAACGCAGATTGCCCGGTTCGTAATGACCGTCGTTGTCGATGCGATCGATCGAGCAGCCTTTCGGTCTTGGGCCGAGGTTCGTCAAAACCCATTCCGTCATTGTCCTGACAGACGAAAAACGAAACTCTATCCCGCGCGCTCCGTAATCCCTGTAACTGCGGGATTTCTGGTTCGTACAACGCCGTCGTGCTGCTGCCGCCATCCGCCGTGCATAGTCCCAATCCAACGAACTCCAAATTGGAGAATGTCTGTAGCATACTCTGCATCGTACTTGGTTGCGATTCCGCAAGTTTGCCCAGTTGGATTGCATGGGTCGCCCACATGTAGCGCAGGAAAAACGGATTTTGGTTCTGTATTGAATCAATCCTGAACACAGACGGGTCGATCCGTGTTGTGTCAGGAATGTCTCCACGCGCGATGTGGTAGCCTCGCGTCTTTGCTTCCGCCAACGGACGATACCCGTATTCCACGGTCCAAACACGGTGGTCGGGTGTTCCAACGATGCTGTCATAGGTGATGACTTCTTTAAAGCCGGCAAAAACAAGCCCTCCATGGCTGACAAATGCTTTGCCATCCCACACAAGATCGTCGTCACGGAGTTGATCGAGATGAATTGTCTCTATCGCGTCGTTTCGTATTGTAACGATTTGCATATGTCCGGCAAGACACAATCGGTGGGTGTGGGCGCCGCCATAACGCAGGGGGACCGGCAGCAACCGATGGCCATTCGACCACGGCAGAGTGGATATAGACAAGAACTTCTGGGCTCGTGTTTCGTCAATGGTGGAACGCTGGCTGAGTCGGGCAGCAGCAACAGCCTGGACATGGTAGTCCTCCGAGTTGGCCAGCCGATCCATGAAATCGTCGGTCTTGGCGAAGCAGGGGATATCCTCACCCGTCCTGGGTGACTTTTTCGTCTCCACGGCCACGCCAAGGTCTTCCAGCACCCGTTTAAACTTGTCGGTGGATAAGAGGGAGGCGCGGTCGTAGCCCGACCGCTGTAGCAGCTCTTCCTTAACTTTCCGTAAATCCTCGAGGTAGCTCTCCAGTAATTTGGTGTCGGCGTAGAACCTGGGCTGCACCGCACAACGCAGCACGAGGTCCATAACTTGGAGTTCTTCTTTGGTCATCCGGGGCAGCAGGTGATTGCAGATCTGAGCGCACAGACGCATATCGTTCATGGCGTAGTCCTGATAGGCTGGCCATAGACCTTTGGCTTTGATCCCATCGGCACGCAGTCCCTTGACCTTCAGAATCAGGTCAGTCTTATTGACCAATCCGAGCAGTTTGGCGACTTCGCCCAAACTAAATCGTTTGAGCCTGTGATGAAGAAGCGTGCGCGCCAAACCCAGCGTATCGATCATCTGTTTTGGTACCCAGCCGTAACGATAGGCCAAGATGCAATTGTCGAAGAGCGCGTTATGGCTAACCGTAATTGTTTTGGTTGGGTCAACAGAGTTTAAAAATTTTCCAAAATCGGGCCCCTCGACAATGAAAGATTTACCATTGAGCATGACTGCGCACAGATGCAGTTCGAAGCGATCGTTTAGGATATATTCTGGAGGCGTAAGTTTTGTGAGCGTAAAATCTTTGTCCCAATACGTTTCAATGTCAAATACCAGAGATGTGGTATTTAATGCTTGACTTCGTAATCGGTCATAAGAATTCCGACTGCTGGGTCGCCCCGTTGGTGTTCTTTGATCCATATACGATGTCCCTTGCAACGCTTGCATTCGCCATCAACAGTCCATTCATGCTCACATAATTGATGCGGCAAATGGTGCCAGTCTTTACGCCAATGCCCTCGTACCATATGAGCACGACGCCGAACATCGGCTACAACACGTCGCGCAAGTAAACGCCGATCGGTTTGGGCGGGCACATGCAGGATGATTGTTTTGTGGTCGAGGAATCGTTTGTAAGCCCCGTGCGCCATGAATCCTTTTGTTGCTTTGACCTCGTGCATCAGAACTGGAATATCATTGATTGTCGCTAACAAGCTCCAAACATGGCGCAAGATTCCGGTTCTCAGACTAAAAATTCCGGTTTTGTGCGCGCCCGGGCTTGTATAGTGCCCGTTTGCATGGCCGCATTGAATTGAGTGGTAATGCTCAAGTGCGCAAGCATGCCAAGCTGAATCTTTTTCAGGCGTAGCAACATCAATCCATGGTAACGGGCGATCATCGCACATCCAATAGTACGTCCATGCGTGGGACAACAGAAAGCCTTCATCCGGCCAATATAGAAACAAATCGCATTTGAAAGCCGTATCGATCGTGGGATGCTGTTCAAGCAGCCAGCCTTCAGTACAGGGAGGTTGCACACCATCGCGAGTACGCGGTAGAGCAAACGGATTGTCCTCAGCAATTTCATGCTGGCGTTTGCACTCGGCCCTACGGTCGTATTCAACCCAGGTCACTTTATGTGGCAGTCGTGCTGCAAGTCGCAATTGCTCGATCAAAAGACGTTGGGATTTGGTTTGGCCGCTCGCCCACGAAGTGTCGTAGACTTTGGCCGTCATACTGAATTGCGGCTTTTGCCCCTTCCGAACAAACGCCGCGATATAAAGATCAGCCAAGAACCGTGACATCGATTCGTCAAGACGAAAACGCTTAGCCTGAAAAAGTTTGTATTGTAGCGCAGACGAATTTTTAAAAGCCCCAAAATGCGCCTGTTGATAAATCAGATCAGCCAGAGTGAGCGGATGTTTCATGGTCGTAATTTAACTCACAAACCCCGCAACTTTTCATCCTCGCGGTTAAGCTCGCGCATTGCAATGCGCGCGCGCTCGCGGCTCAATTCGGTGGCCACGACAGGATGCTGCCGCTCGCCGTGTTTGGTATCCAACACCAGCCACAGCTTGCCGGCGATCGGGCGATCTATAACCTGGTATCGTCTTCCGCGTATCATTTCTGCTTTTTTCTCCAAATGTCCCGGCGCAATCCATCAGGACGATCCGCACCGTGGTGATAGCGCAATAGCGTCAGTAGTGGATCATCCTCTTCGCCGTTATCCGTGCTCGGTCGGCCATCATGAGTGAAGGCAAGATCGTCATTGCGGCGCGATGCTGCATCACACCTGATCTGCGACTCCTTGATGAGTTGATCTAAATCTGTAGCTCGTATGTTCTTTTTTTTGTTGGTACCCATTTGTTGCGCCCCTTTCGTTTCAGGTAGCCACGGTAGCGCAGCACGTTGAGATGGTAAAAACCTTGTAACCAGTTACCGATCTCAGCAGCCTCGGCATTCGTTATGAAGCCTTGAGCCTTGGCGCGCTTGAACACTTTAGCCCGCTTGCGCTCGGTTACTCTACGTAGCGTAACGTCTCTGGACATGCTCACTCCTTGCATGAGGGGACCCCTGGACCGGGGGCTATCTCCAATCCAGGGGCCTAACCACGCCTGTGGCCACTTCGGTAGGGTGTACAGCAGGAACCACAGACGTGATATTGAAGCTAAAACTTATTACAACTTACCGTCAAGCCTCATCGTCCATACGACCGTTGTACATGCTTTCTTTGATCTTCTTCAAGCCGGTAGTTGCGGTTTGATTGTGTTGAAAGTGTGCAATGAGTTCTTTCGCCCTCTCTTCGCCATGGGCAAGCAGCCGATCGGCCTCTTCCTTACAATCTTTTTCGATACGCACGGCCTCGTCCATGGCCAGCTGGCCGACTGCCAATGTACGCTTGGCCGCTTCGGCGAAGCTCTCGCGCAACGCCTGCGCGGCCAGCTCGCCGGCCCGTTCCATGTTGTTGGCGCCGGGATCTTCCGGAGGAGGCACGAGGTCGAGCGACTTGGTCTGTTCGATCAATTTCTGTATTTCCTGGTCCATGTTTGTCATTCCAGTTCCCTCATTGTCCGATTCCACAGTTTGCGTAGATGAGCATGGCGACGCAGCACGGGGTCGATGTCACCGCATTCGCGATGGATGTGCTGGCGCGATACGCCAGCGAACACGGCGACTTCGGACATGGTGATAACCCCAGCCCGGAGCAGCTTGCGTGCTGCCTTGAACTGGGGATTCTTCGGATCCTTAAACATCGTAGAACGGGTCCAGGCCTCGTGCTGCGCGCAGCGCAGCGATGCGCTCGATTGTCTTCTGCTTGCGCTCGTCCTTAAGCCGCTGTTCGTATGCGCGCCACCGCTCGATGCTCACCGGCACATGGTGCGGCTTGGGCTTGAAGGACGCCCAAGCGGCCTTGCGCCGTGTTTGGCTGATCTTCAGGAACTCGGGGATGTCTAGGCTACCGTCGTCGTTGTGTTGCATTTTTAATCTCCTGTTAGTGTTGCAATTTTACAATACCACAGCCGATAGCCACTTGTCAAATGTCACTCGCCATGCGAAGCATCGCTGTAGCTAGGCTTGACGCATCCCGCGCGCCAACCACGCCGGTAGGCCTCGGACCTGTCCTTGCCGCACGGCTTGCCGTCGCGCGCGTCCTCATAGCCTTGCAGGTAGACCATTATTCGACTCCTTCAATGCGTCGCAGCTGCCGCCCTATGTATGAGTAATTGACAGGCTCGCCGCTCTCGACCACGCGCGTCTCGCGCACGGACGTCCAACGCATGGCGAGGTCAAAGACGTTGTCCTCGGCCTCTTGCTTGGTGGCGAAGCGCAGCGCATTGCCATAAAATTTACCAGATGTATCAGCTATTACCTCTGGTTTCCAGCTTTTGCTCATAAATGTCTCCATGATTTTCTGTCTCTAGCGTATTGAATTGCCGCATGACTCACACCGTATTTACGGGCAAGCTTGATGACTGTTCCGTACGGCCAAGCCTTGACTCGTCGGATCGCTCGCACGTTTCTCACTGTTAGCTTTGCTCCTCTCCCTTTGTTGTGTGTGCCATGCTCGTCTCGGTCTTTCTGGTTAACCAGTGGCGTTGCCCAGGACAGATTCTCCAGCCTATTGCCGTTGCGCCTAGGATAGTGTCTCGCTTGCATGCCCTTTGGACACGGTCCTACAAACGCCAACAGCACTAGCCTGTGAATGTACTCATGACGACACACGCCACCTTGGATTAGATGCACGCTTGGATGGCTTCGATTATTGTCGCGCGCGATTGGCCGCAGCAGGCGTCCGCCTTTCTTCAAGGAGCGCACTCGTCCCCGGTCAGAGACCTCATAGCCAGGATAGCCGGGGATGGGTTTGTAGCTCATCGTCCCTACTCCTGTTAAATTAGTGCCCGGCTTTTGTCCCTGCGCGCCGGGCGGCGCAGCACGAGGAGGGGAACCACAAACCCTCCGGACATCCTGCAAGCGTCACCAGCCTTGGCCGGGAATGCCGTCGAACCGATAGGAGGCCCGGAGGTTGGCTTTCTGAAACCCGACGCGCTTGCTCGCCAAGCGGAGTCTATCCCCCTATCGGTAACTCATTTAACAATGCTAACCTTGTCCCTAGTCATCTGGAACGCTCATACCGTTCTTGATGATCAGTCCCGGCCGAGAGATTCGCACTCCCCCGGTTGCGCTTCCACGCGCAACGGCGCTTGACACGCGGCCACGCTAAGCAACAGAACAAATGACAGTTTTTGCATATTTCCAACTCCTGTTGGCGGGAACATTCCCGCAGGTAATTGTGTTGAAGCATACGGCCGTGACACATGTCAAGCAGTTTCGCCACGCTCGCGCAAAACTTTTTTCAGATAACGCAATTCGGCCTGTATTTCCTTGCGCGTGCGCTCCAGCTCGCGCGCGTGCGCGATAGCCTCGCGCTTGCGCGGCGTTTCAAATACCGGAACGTCACGGTGACCGTTCTGCCAGTTCGAGAGCATGTGAACGCGCCACAACCAAGGATGCGTCGTTTTATTGGCTTGCGCGTACGTGCTTACAAAATCGATCGTGTATTCGCCGAGCTGCCATGGCGGCCCTTTAACCTCTTCCCCGCAACGCTGGCAATACCAGTCCGCGCGCATGAGCGTTGGGCCAATGTGCGAACTGTAATTTTGCAGCAATTCGTGTTCGTGAAACGGACGTAATTTCATTTTCGACTCCTTCTCAGGTCCGGCAGGGGATTGCCGACAGTGCGCCACGGCATACGAGGCGCACTAGCTGCAATCATTCCATTACTCCTTGTTGTAAGAACGCATTGACCTTAAACTGCGGCCCGTGCGCCATGATGACGATATCGGCCTTAGCCTTGGCACGCTGGCCACCACAAGCCTTGCACAGATCGCATGTGGTCTTGTGCTGCATTTCCTTCGACGCGGGGCATGCCACCTCGCGTGCAAAGATAGGTTCGTCAGGCTTGCGCACGCGGAAGGTACGGAAGCCTAACAATTTAGCTTCTACTCGTTCTTGCTCGCTATCACAGCTAGCCATAGCGAACGCTGCGAGTTCGGGGAACCGGCGCCATTGGTGCGTGTAGGCCGTACCGCTCGGCGTATCGTGCAGCAGTGCCTCCCACACGTGGATCGGCACGGCGGCGGGGTCGCCGTACGATCCGCCGCGCACAGCGTGCGCCATAAACTCGCGCGCTGCGTTTAACGGGAGGTGCGGGTAGATGCCGCGATGGAAAGAGCGCCACACATTAAGCGGCGCGGTATCCAAGCGGACGTAGCAAGACCGCTTTACGTTCTTTCGGCCTTGCGGGTATTTCTTGGACTTGCGCACCATGATGATAATGCCGCGATGCCTGCAACCGTCATCCCCGCCGCCGCAAATAGAGGCATCGTCGCCGCTGTGCGTCGCGGCAATGGGGTTAACATCGCGGCGGAGAATCCATGTCTGATACAGCGCCCCGCCGGTTTTGCTATTATTGGAGGCCTTCTTGAGGCCAGTCAGCACGGCCACGATCGGCGCGCCGTCGAGCATAGACGGGCCGTCATAGAACGTGAATCCGCTTATTCGTGGTTTCATTGTTAGACTCCGAAACTTTGGCGTGGGCGCGCCGATCGCGACAAGGTGGATAATAGACGCTCACGTGACACTTGTCAAGTGAATTAGTTTGTTTTTAGAATATTTTTTCTGGTTGTTGCGAAGCGAATATTGAAAATAATTTTCTCTTTTTCTGGGGTTATGTAGCTCAAAAGGAAATATTTATATCGCGGCACGCGCTCGGCCTGCACGGCAGCAGCCAGCAGATCGGGGAATGCACGCGATTTGTGGTTGGTTGCATGCCCGAGAAGTGATTCGCGTAGGCGATGTTAATGAACTATCGAATTATCGGACGATTCCAGAGATAAGAGAGACGATTCTGGAGAATCGCGCTATTGTACATATCGGAATCGTATTATTGTCTCTATATATATGATATTTCTCGCGTATTATTAGAATCGTCTGAAAAATTGGCCTACCGGGGCGTTTTGACCTAGACCGCTCGGGGCTGCCGTTTTGCGATTTTTCTAAAATGGGTCTCTTATTTTCAAAATTATCCGATAATGGCCTAAACGGCCTAGTTAGGCCGATTCCATCGGAGGTCGCTTTATGCCGTTTTGACATAGCGTAGCTATCGAGAAGGATAGTGACTCGAGGTTTTTAAGTGTTTGAAATTACTGCATTATCTCTACACGTATAGGTTGTAGTTAGTGGTATTGGGGTAGTGGTAGGTATGTGGGTATGGTATGGACTACCCCCTACCCCTCATGGACTAGACCCCCCTCGACTATTATATAGACCCACCTCGGAAATATATCCGAAAACGAATGGAAATAGGTATTATACTACCCGTCGTTGACGTCGCCATTTGAAGTACGTAGAACGTTTTTTCTTGTGAGTACCTAGTGCGAGTTGTAAATTTTTTTCTCCGTTCGGTAACGAAAGTAAGTAATTTATTCTCTGCCAACGGCGGCCCTTCCCTCCTTGTAACAGCTGCCCACCACTACCTCCTGCTGATATGTTGTAACGGGGCTTGAACCATTCGATGAGCGCGCCTTCCGCTGCCAGTGCGCACGCTCGAGTGTCGTACCAAGTGATCTCAATGCGCGCGATCTCATGACGCCACAGTTTAGCTGTAGTTCGATGACCTCGAAACCGCGCACGTAACCTGCCGGTGAAACCGACGTACAGAAATTCATTCGCAGCGTCGTAGAATTGATAGACGGCCCACATTTCCCCTTGACGTTTACCAGTTGTTAACTTATCCGTCAATCTCGAGGGCTCTGGCGTCTATCCCACACCCGATGTCATGATCCCTCGTTCGACCAGGGTGGCTCACGCTCATCGTGGTCACTCTGCGCTTGGCCCGGCGCACTTGATCCGCGCCGGGCCCTTTTCCCGGAGTGCGCATGCGCAACGTTGTCATCGCGATTGAATTGATCCCCGCCGTGCTTATCATTTCCTGGCTCGTGTTCGCATTGTATGGTCTGTTCTTCGTGGGACCGACCGATGGACGATGAACCCGCCACCGACGAGCACATTCGTCACATTCAGGAGATGGGCGTCGTCATCGCGCGTGCCGCCGCCAACCATCCGCCGCTCGAGGTGCTGACCGCGCTCGGCATGGCCATGACCACGGTGATCTGTACTCGTTACCCACGAAACCAGTGGCACGACATGGCGGTCGCCCAGACCAAGAACATCATCGTCCTGATGGAGCAGTTCCCTGTCCAAGAGTGAGGAAGTGCTGGTCGATACGGTCGGCGTGCTGGCTGCGCGCAACGATATCCTGCGCGTCAAGCTGGAAGAGATGCGCGCGCAGCGCGACATGCACGAGCGCTACATCCACGATCAGTACGAGCAGCTGTGGCGCTGGCTGCAAACGGTCGACCAGCGTATTATGACCATCCTCAAATACATGGAGGCGCGTCATGGCGATGCAAAAGGGCACGGAGAAGTGGGCGCAAAAGGCAAGAAAGAGCATGGAGCGCAGAGGTACAGAAGGCAGCCTGCACACCGCACTGAACGTGCCGCAGGACGAGAAGATCGGAGCAAGCCGGCTGGCGGGGGCAAAGGCAAAGGCCAAGCGGACCGGTAACACCAAGCTGATGAAGAAGGTGTTGTTCGCGCAGAATGTGAACAAATGACAACCGACGTCAAACCGCTATCGCTGCGCGTCGACGACGAGGGCGAGCTGACCGTGGCTGTCACCGCCGACCCCAGCGGCATGATCGCCATCGACTTCGGCAAGCCAGTCCACTGGCTGGCCATGTCGCGCCAGCAGGCCCAGGAGTTCGCGCTGTTGATCCTACGCCGGTCGGCCGCCCGCGTGATGCAAGTGGACTTCCCCGACCTGCCGGGCTAATTTGCCCGGCCATCATGGCCGACGGCTTCGAGGTTGCAATACGGCTTGCCGACGAAGGCGTGCCGGTGCGCGCCATCGCGCGTGCGGTGCATCTGCCGGCGGATCAGCTGCGCCCCAAATTCGTCGAGGCCAAGCGCACCGGCCGGTTGGTCGACCTGCCGCGTGACGACTGGCCGCCCGGCGTGCCGCGCAAGCACCGCGTCCCCGACCTCAACCCGATATCCGATGTCGACGACCGCACCCTCACCGCCTGCCTCTGCCGCCTGTTCTCTCTTTCCCCCAGCCAGTCCCGCCTTCTGCTCACGTTCATCCGCCGCCGTGAGGTGCATCGCGACGAAACGCTCGGGATATTGAGCCTGAACGTGAATACCGAAGCCAAGGTCATCGACGTGCAGGTCTGCAAGATGCGCAGGCAGTTGAGCAATCATGGTCTGGAGATCCAAACTATGTGGGGCTTCGGCCACAGGATGACCACGCCCATGCGGCGGCGCGCGCTGGACCTGCTGCTGAACGAGCTGGGAAAGGCGGATATTCACCTGGTCGAGGCGATAAACGACAAAAATGCGCCCGGTTAGGCATTAACCGGGCGCGCAAGGAGGGCAAGTGTATGAGTAGGGTACGCTGCTGTGTAGCATCTCCTCACGCCGGCGGCAAGATCAGCCAGGCCTGCATGCAGTCGTGGCGAATCGCGCGGTTTTTAGCCTTATAACGACGAAAAACACGTCCCATCGTGGCGTCATTTTCGATGTCGATATCGAGAATGAAAAAACAGCCCCGTGGCAGGATCGAGCCATCGAAGGGTTCCATCGGTGAGATTCCACTCAAGCAGAGTGTCGCTACACCACCGAAGGTAAACGATCGGCGTGAGCATCTCATGTCCATCCCGCGGCCCGTACCGCCGGCTGTTGCCACTGCTGCGCTTTGCCTTGAGAGGAGAAGCGTGCATGACGAATGAATGTCGGTAAGAGATTCCCGTGTACAATTAAGCACATATATTGGAGGGCGTCGCAATTCGAGACGAGCATACCGTTTGCATAATAGCAATGTGCGTCGTCAACGGTGATGTTGTAGACGCGCGCGGGCGCACGCACGTCCCGCGCAATGAGCCGAACAAAATCGAGTCCTTGCATATTTATTGGCAACGAAACTGTTGCCGCACTCGCCGCACTGTCTTGTCTCGTTGTCGACTCCAGAGAGATATCTGGCTGCGGTTTGACATCGTGCGGAGCAGAAGCCGCGTTTGCGGCTGCTGGGATGGGTCTTGTATTCGCTACCGCAATGAACGCAGACAAACGATTGTTTTGGTTCGGTGGCCAGCTTGCGCGCCATCGCGCGCCCTGCCGCCGCATTGATTTTGCTTGACCACTTGGGATTGGCGCGGCGCTTGCGGGCAGCAGCGACAATGGCAGCCCTGATGTTGCTCCTGGATTGCTCAAGACGCGCAGGCTCGAGCATATGCTGCCGGTGATGCTCGCTTTCAGCGATGCACTCCAGATTTTCAGGAGCGTTGTTACACGGGTTGCCGTCCTTGTGATGTACGTCATGGCCCGGTGGAACGGGTCCGAAGTTGTGCTCGTAGACGGCGACATGCAGCCGACAACCCTTGCCATCGGCGTAGTAGCGCCCCTGTAGATACCAACGCTTGTTGTTGAATTCGAATATCGGGGTAATTGCCCAGGAACGGATTGCGGGGACTTCGATAGGGTACAGCAGAGGTCTGTTTTTGTTAGTTTGCTTGCTGGGATCCAGCCTCTGTTTGTCCAGAATGGATGATCGGGGCTGCACGTTATTTCCACATTGTTTGACCACTGACAGTTTACGGTATTTGATATTCGATGCCCAGTGGCGGTTATGCGGCGTGGCCCGAGCGGTGTGCAGACGAGATCTCCGGGACGCAATGTTTCGATCGGTAATTCTCCTGTCGGGGTTGCTATTTTTGTTCCGGCTGTGAAGCAGACGTGGTCGAAGCCCTCTTTCGCAGTTTTGTCCGGTACGCTGCGGAGCGCCCCCTCCTTGAGCTTCTTGAAACGGTAGCCTCCAGACATAGCTCGCACAAGCCAGGGGCAGCCACGACCATTGATGACGAGCGCGGGCCCGCCGTTAACCGCTCTTCCCAGCAGAGCTTCAACAGCACGGAGCCTTGTATCGGGATCGTTGCTGGGTGCCGGATAGGCGGCGAAACCAAGACGGCGCAGGGCATCGAAGCTAGTCTCTTCGGCAATGGTGCTTTTGGCCACGCCTGCTGGATCGCCGACCACAATGGCTTTAGATCCCGCGAATCGATGCGAGTAAAGTTGTGGTCTGAGTGATTCATTGAGGTGTTTCTCTAGTCCGATATTGGTCGCCGCGACTTCTTGATGTATCAGTAAACGTCCCGATGCGTCGAGGCTCCCGATCAAACTCCAGGGGTTACGACCAAAATCCTGTCCAATTAGCAAAACCGATCCTGGAGATACGAAGGTCTCGTCGACCACATGCCAGGAGGGCTTGAATGACGCTCGAAACACAGCCTCGCCCGAAGGGTCGTCGCCGTACATTGCAAAAACGTACCGCCGGATCCATGGGTCCTGGCTACCATACTGCTCTACAAGTCGCTCGTAGTAGCGCCTACCTGCTTTCGCGCGACGAGGATCGTCTTCAGGAAGTTCTCGCGTATCTTCAGTCTGTAATAGATGACTTAAATTCTCTGCGTTCGGAGCTAACCCACTTGGCTGAAGGAAGATCTGCCAGTCGCCGGGTGGGTCGGTCATGAAGCGGTGCCATTCACTCATTTCGACTGGCATGTTGGTGTCCGCTAGGATCCCATGCCAAGTCGGGGTGCCACGGTTCGCGCTTGGGTAGCGGCCAACGCGGCCCATGATTGGCGCGATGATATCCGCTTGCGATTCAATCAACTCGTTAATCCAAACTCCGGTAAGCTGGGTTGACAGTAAGCGCGCTTGATCAAGGGCTTCTTCGAGCGGGATGAAGAGCCATTCAGATCGCACGTTGCCAAATTTGAGAAAGTAGGTTGACTTGCTCTCCTGCCATTCACCCAGACCGGCGAGCCAGCTGTCCATGTCGCGCAACACTGTGTCCTTGAGCTGCTTCAGCGTTTGGCGCACGAATGCGAAGCGCGTGTAACGAAGGCCGTCTTCACCGGGTTCCTGTTCCATGCAGCGGCGTAGCACTTCCATGATGCAGCCGGTGGTTTTGCCGGATCCAACCGGGCCGGCTAAAATCCGGCCAAAAGCATTGCTGCGCATGAAATCGCCGATTGTCGGAGGCGCGTTGTACTTAATGGACATTTGAAGTGTTATTCTGTCCCTGATTGGTCAGTGATGGCTGCGGGTACTATTTCTTTTGATGACGGGAGATCAACACTCAACATTTTATTTTCCCCCATGTTTATCTGTATTACAAACCGTTCGGCGGTCGGTATTTCGTCTTTCTTCTCGCCGATGCCACCGGTCTTGGCGAACATCTTCGCTGCTTCGATACAGGATGCGAGCGGCTCGTTGGGGTTGGTCATGCGATCGGCGATGAACTGCATGCCGTCTTCATACGTGGCGAGCGAGCGCAGACGAACGCGCTCTGGGGAGGTCAGCGCGCTGTTCCACTCGATGTTGTACTGCTCCAGGACGCGCTTGAAGGTGGGGTCTTGCTCGATCTGCTCGTACTGTTCCTTGGTCAACTCGAAGATGTTGAGAAGCTCGTCAAGGTTCTTGATGTTCATCGCGCGCTCGCGCGCAAGCCTGGTCAGCCTGTCGAGGTCCATCGTCGTTTACCTATAATTAATAATTTCAGGGTTTGTTGTGCAGTATGGCAGATGGCATGGATATCGGCCAGTCCGGGGTGGTCCCGTTCATCCCGCCAGATCGGCTCGATCAACTAGACCGCGATCGGCAACAGGCGCGTGACGCCGAGATCGACGCACAGCGGCAGCAGCCCGCGGTGCCGGAACTCGCCGGCTACATTCGCGGGCAATTCGAGATCTTTCGAAATCATCGCAACACGGCCGCCGGTTGGAGCAACCGGATGATCGAAGCCCTGCGGGTGTACAACGGCCAGTACTCCCCCACAAAATACCAGGAGGTGAAGAAGTTCGGCGGATCCGAGGTTTACGCACGTCTGTCCGCACAGAAGTGTCGAGCGACGACCTCGTTACTCCGCGACATCTATCTCGGAACGGATCGGCCGTGGGGCATCCGGCCGCCGGTCGATCCGCCGATCCCGCCCAACGTCACGCAGAAGATCGATGTCCTGCTCCAAAGCGAAGCGCAGATGATCGCGCAGACCACCGGGCAGATGGCGCAGCCGGACGACGTCGCCAACCGCAAGCGCATGCTGATGGAGTCGGCGCGCGACGCCGCCAAGAAGAAGGCTCGAGACCAGGCGCGCGACTCGGAGGAGCAAATCGAAGAATTGCTCAGAGAAGGCAGTTTTTATCACGGTTTGGCTGAATTTCTGGTTGATTTGCCCATATTTCCGTTCGCCTGCATCAAAGGTCCCGAGGTCAAATTTCAGCCCAAGGTGCTGTGGCCGCAGGGCGGCGGCCGGCCGACGGTGCAGAACGTGCCGGTTCTGGTCTGGCAGCGGGTCAGCCCGTTCGACCTGTGGTGGACCCCTGGTGTCGCGGACATCGCCAACGCCCAGGTTATCGAGAAATCACGATTAACCCGTGCCGAGCTGAACGACTGTCTGGACCTGCCGGGCTTCAACCACGACGAGGTTCGCGCCGTGTTGCAGGAGTACGGCCGCGGCGGCCTTAACGATGCTTGGGACATGACCGATGCGGAGCGCGCGGTGCTCGAGTCGCGGGAGAACCCAGCTTGGAACAGATCACAGTTGATTACACAGTTCACGTTCAACGGAAATGTGTTGGGCGAGGTGCTGCAGGAATACGGGATGCCGGGAATCGATGATCCGATCAGGGACTACCACGTTCAGGCCTGGGTGATCGGCAGCCATGTCATCAAGGTCAACCTCACGCCGTCGCCTCGAGCGCGGCATCCTTATTTCATCACGAGCTTTGAAAAGGTTCCCGGTACCCCGATCGGTAACTCATTGATCGACATCGTGTCCGACTTGCAGGAGAGCGCCAATGCCGTCCTCCGGGCTATCGTCAACAACGCCTCGATTTCCAGCGGTCCGCAGGTCGTTGTCAACGACGATCGTATCCTCCCAACCGAAAATAGTGAGGAGCTTTTCCCTTGGAAACGGTGGCATGCCCGTAATGACCCCGTCGGGTCGAATACAAAGGCCCCCATTGAGTTCTTCCAGCCGAATGATAATTCCCAGAGTTTAATGAATGTTTTCAAGATGTTCGTCGAGTTGAGCGACGACGTAAGTTCCATTCCCCGGTTCATCAGCAGCCAGAACCCCGGCAACGCCGGCCGCACCGCCAGCGGCTTGAGCATGCTGATACAGAACGCCAACAAGATGCTGCAGACCGTCGCTGCGAACGTCGACAGGGACGTGTTCGAGGGGATCTTGCGGCAGCTGTCCGATCTGATCCTGCTCACCGATACGACAGGAATATTGACCGGTGAGGAAGACATCTCGGTCCAGGGGGTTACGGTTGCTGTTCAGCGTGAAACCTTGCGCCAGCGGCAGCTCGAGTTCTTACAGCATACGCAGAACCCGGTCGACATTCAGATCATGGGGACCAAGGGGCGCGGGACGGTGCTGCGGAGCGTCTCGCAGACGATTGGCCTCGATGGCGATCAGGTGGTGCCGAGCGAGCAGGAACTTGAGGCAGCGGACGCTCAGCAGAAGCAGCAGGCGCAACAGGGTGGAAATCTCAGCCAGCAGGTGCAGAAAGGCGTTCAGGAGGGCGTGGAGGCGGGGATCAAGCGAATTACGACCGAGCTGACCGCGGGGTTGATTGCGCAACAGACGGGCATGCCAGAGGGTGGGCCGACCCACATAGGAACCCTTCCAGGCCAGCCAGGAGCGACGCCTATGGCCACTGCGGCTGCGCAGGCTCAGGGACAGCAGCCGACGCCGATGAACCAATCGCCGGGTCCTCAAACCAATTTGACGGGCAGCCAGCCTGCTCCTCCGGGACAAGGGCGGCCGAATCCAATTCAAGGTGGGCCGCAGTGAACATACCATGAACTTAACATAGGGGGGAATTATGTGCATCATTCGGGGAGATCTCCCCCCTACGAACGAAACGAGAACGGTGAGTCCATATGGCGACCAACCCATTAAAAACCGTCATTGTTCAGGCGAATGCCAACAATAAGAATTGGCGCACAGTCAACGTTGTCGCAGGTACCGCGCCGGCGGGGAAGAAACAGCACCTTCAGGTGACGGCTGCGCAGAACACGTTGCGGCAGTTTCCGACCTATCAGCCCTCCGGGGGCACTATTCCTGGCTTGCCGACGATTTGGATACCAGGTTATACAGGACCTGCGTGATCGTTCATTCCCCCTTTAGGGGGAATGAACGAAGATATTGAATGGCTTGTTCAAGGCGCTCGATGTTATGTTTGAACAGCCCGATTCCAGCATTGCAGTTGTGACAGAGAAGACCTCGTATGCGTCCGGTTTCTTCATCATGATCGACGCACCAAAGTTTGAAGCGTGGGCTAGATTTTTCGGTTGATTGGCAAATTCCGCAGCGATTTTCTTGAGCCGTTTGCATTGCTTTATAATCATCTATTGTGAGATTATATTTTTGCTTAAGGCGTCCTTTTCGATCTAAAGCTTTTTTCTTTTCTGGGGCTTTTTTTCTCCATTGACGGCCAGCTTCAAGCTGTTTTTCTTGACCTCCGTTGTGGTATCGGCGCATTGCAAGAATGTTGCGATGGATACGTTTCTCTTCATCAGTCATATTGGATCGATTAGTTTTTGCAGCACGTTGGCCTTCAAGAGGACCTGGTTTACGTCCTCGTTTGTAGCCTCGTTCTCTTTGCATCTTATTGATGCGTAGACGTTTTTCTTCTTTAGTCATATTAGAGAGATCAGTCATTGGATGTCGATTTGGTATTGGACCGAGTTCTTTTCGTCGGCGGATACGTGCGAGACGATGCAGACGGCGTTCTTCTGTGGTCATTCCAGAGAGATCGGTTCGGGGTTGTTGAAGAGACATCGTGTTTACCTTTTGTTAAGGAAATTGCCGTATAAGAGACTTGCGGAGGATAGCAACCATGGCTATACTGTCAAGTCGTCATTATGATGATAACACGATTTCTTTGATTCTCAAACAGTGCGTCGATGCCATCAATTCAGGCGCGATCGGAGGCCCCACAGGACCGGCTGGCCCAACTGGCCCGGCGGGAGGCACAACTGGGCCCACCGGAGCGGCTATTACCGGACCAACTGGTTCATCGATTGGCCAAATGGGCCCAGCGGGTAACGCTGGCCCTGTTGGTGCAACTGGTTCGACGGGTCCGACGGGAGCCACAGGGGCGACCGGCCCGCAGGGTCTTGCTGGCATCACCGGACCGACCGGTCCGTATGGCGGGGGAATTACCGGTCCACAGGGTCCGGCAGGTCTCGGGCCAACTGGGCCCACTGGACCTACGGGCGCGGCGTCGTCGACGGGTCCGCAAGGACCTCTCGGTGTGACCGGAGCGACGGGCACCGCGGGTGCAACGGGTCCAACCGGCTCGACAACCACCTTCCTGTTCGTCGCGCCGACCGCCGATCCGCATGTGGTCAACGCGGTTTGGAACAACGCGGGCGTGCTGACGGTGAGTGCGGGGTAACGCCATGGCCGTACCCTTTGACAGCGACCAGATCAAACGCTGGACGATTCCGCCGGGGAATATTGCCCGAAACAGTTGGGGCGTCATCCTCAAGCAGATTGTCGACGTCATCAACAACCGCAACATCATGGGCCCGAACGGGCCTGTTGGTCCGGCCAGCGCGGCTGGCGGCCCGACGGGTCCGACGGGTCCATCGCGTGTTGGTCCGGCGGGGCCGTCGTTCTTCCCAGCGGGCCCGACGGGCGTCACCGGCATGACCGGCCCGACGGGTTCGGTTGGCCCGGCCCGGACAGCCACCGGTACCGGGCCAACGGGAGCTACTGGTGTGCAGGGTGTGCAGGGCGTGCAGGGTGCCCCCGCGCCTGCTGGTCCGGTGGGTCCGACCAACGGGCCGACCGGGGTGACGGGGATGGTGGGTCCGCAGAGCGCCGGCTTTACTGGAGCGACGGGCGTTACGGGTCCAACCGGTCCGGTGCGCGGCGGTGCGACTGGTCCGTCTCGAGCGCAAGCCACCGCATTCATCGCACCGACGAGCGATCCGCACATCGCGGGTGCTATTTGGACAACGGGTCCGGGTGTGGGAACGCTGCGAGTCTCAACCGGATGAGCTATGCTGCGGTTTCTAACAAAGGAGCCGCAGCTATGCCTAGGCCGCGAAAATATTTCACTGAAGACGAACGAAAAGCGGCAAAGCGAACGCAGGGGCGGGAATCGCAACGTCGAAGAAGGGCTGATCCAATAACAGGACCGAAGATAAAAGAATATGTAAAAATTTGGCGCGCAAATAATCCTGAACGGCATAAGGAGCATATTAGAAGAACGAAGTTACGTCTTTTGTTTAAGCGCATCACAAAAAATTCGTGGTTACGGAATAAGTATGGAAAAACGATAGAACAGTGGGAGGCGATGTTTGAAGCCCAAGGAAAGGCTTGTGCGTGTTGTGGTGGGATTGAGCCAGGAAACAAGCGTGGATGGCACACGGATCATTGCCATCAGACAAAGAAGGTACGGGGAATTTTATGCCACCAATGCAATTCTGCTTTAGGACATTCCAAAGAAGATGTGGTGCGTTTGCAGGCGCTTATCGATTATTTGAGGAAGCATGAACCTGATTTGGAACGGGATAATGAAGAACGAGGTAGCAAACCTGCCTCGTTGCATCGAGAGTTTGTTGCCCCATATCAGCGGTGCGATTCTCTCGGATACTGGCTCGGATGACGGTTCGCCTGGGCTTGTGCAGAAATTGTTCGAGCAGGCTGGTAAGCCGGTTGAAATTCATCAGGATTCGTTCGTCAATTTTTCTCAAGCGCGGAATGCCGCTCTCACGCATGCGCGTGCAAGCAATATTCCTTGGGATTATTTGCTTCTTGCTGATTGTGATATGCAGCTGGTGGCCGATGATTCTGAGTGGGTCAAAAAATTAAACGGCGGTCTTTCTTACGATCTCAAGCAGATTGCTGGTAACCTTGTTTATTGGAATCGGCGTTTAATCAGTCGTTTGGCACAAGGTGGGTATGAAGGCGTGACCCACGAATTTATTGACATTCCGACGCATGGTACGATTGATGGTGCCTATTTTATTGATCATGCTTCAGGATCGAATCGACCGGGTAAATTCGAACGTGATATTCGGCTTCTTCAAGAAGCACTGTTGACGGAAACACGGCCGGGGCTCGTGCAGCGGTACTGTTTTTATCTCGCGCAATCATTTTTTGACAAAGGTGATTGGGAGCGTGCTGCGACATGGTATCGAAAACGTGTCGAACTTGGGGGATGGGATGAAGAACGATGGAACGCACAGCTTCATCTTGCTCATGCGCTTGATAATCTCGGAAAAAAGCCCGAATTTTTGTGGGAGATGATTCAGGCCTATGCCATGCGGCCGTCTCGAGCGGAAACGCTTTACGATTTGGCGAAGTACTTCAGGGAACGAGGACAAAATCATGTTAGCCTGTTGTTTTCTGAGGTCGGACTCAGCGTGCCTCCTTCTAACGATCAGCTTTTTGTTAATCGGTTTGTCTGGGACACTGGGCTTCGTGAAGAATTTGCCATCTGTGGATTTTATGATTCAAGTCGACGCGAACGCGCCGCACGAATCTGCGATGACCTCGCCTTAGACAGGCGGGGGACTTCGCAGTCGCGGGAACAGGCTAGGTCTAATATTTATTGGTACCTGCAGCCGCTGGCTGAACATCTGACTTCGTTCCAGCCGATGCGACTGCCCTTTCCCGATTATGACGGCTATGTGCCGATGAACCCGAGTGTGATCAATCAGGATGGCAAACCGTTGGTGTTGGTGCGTACCGTCAATTACATCGTGACTGAAGGAGGACAGTATGCAATTCGATCGCCAGACGGCAGTGATAGCGGGCAGTATTGGCCTATTGATACTCGGAATTATCTTGTGCGTTTGGGTGCTGATGGGATCGTAGCTTCTTGGATGACGGATATATCGCTTCCAGCCAATCTGCCAGAGCCGCAATATCAGTTGGTTCGGGGATTCGAGGATACGCGCCTATTCGAATGGCAAGGAGGATTGTGGTCGCTATCGACCGTTCGGGAGTTGACCCCTGAAGGATGGTGCGAACAAGTAATCGCGCCCATCGACGTCGAGCCGAATACGGCATCCTATGGAAATTCTTGGAGAGCCATTCGGCCCAAGTCTCGAGCAAACGAAAAGAACTGGATGCCGTGGGTCCAGGGCGATGAGTTACGGTTTGTGTATCGTCTTGGGACACTTGTCGATCTCGAAGGCAACGTTGTCGAATATCATCCACCACCTGTTGATTGTAATCATATATCTGGTGGTTCTCAGGTTGTACAGATTGAGCCTAACGTATTTTTGTGTATCGTGCATGAAGCGCGAAGCATTCCGGGGTCTGGTCTACGCTTCTACAGCCACCGGTTTGCTCGTCTGGCGGCCGACGGGAGGTTGGTTGGACTATCACGTCCCTTCATCCTGGACGGCCGTCAACTTGAGTTTGCGGCGGGAATGGCCCTGTTTGGCGATCGGCTGATGATCAGCTATGGTTTGAGGGACAGAGAGGCTTGGCTGGCGACAATGGGTGTGGAGGACGTGTTGAAGCTCATCCCATGCTTTGCGTCGTAACAGGCTTCGTGCCGATCCCTGATCATCCGCGACCAGAAGCGGAATACCGAAAGTTGGGAGAGCGGTTGGCTGCGGTAGTTGTGCCGCCGAATGTTGCTGCGCTGATACAGCTTGAAACAAACCTGACTGATTGTTGGTTATATAAATGGATGGAATGGCAAGGCCAAGAGTTTCGTCATTCTGTGAGTGATAATCCGCGAAAAAATACTTCAGCATATTTGATTGCTCAAAGCCAGAAGATTGAATTTTTGTCGGAGGCGGCGCGTCATTATGAAGCTGATGTATTCATGTGGCTCGATTGGGGAATTTTTCATTTGCGTGGATTGACCGATGAGATTCTGATCGATTTTTTCTGGCGGGCAAAACATGAGCGGGTAATCACAATGCCGGGGTGTTGGGATAAAAATTACACTTATACAGATGATCATCCGTGCTGGCGATTTGCGGGAGGGGTGTGGATAGTTCCTCGGAAATGGCTGTTTGAACTCGAGGCTGCAATGAAAACAGAATATATTAGAGGGCTGAAAGAGGGGCGTCCTCTTACATGGGAGGTCAACGTGCTTTCGAGATTGGAACGGCAGGGATTCCCGTTGTGGTGGTATGGTCCTTGTGATCACGATGCCAGCCTATTTACAGTCTACAAAGGAACGGTACATGCATAGACTCACAGGACAGCGGTTCGGTCGTTTAGTCGTGGTGAGCAGAGCCGGATCAACTAAACGAAAGGACGTAAGATGGTTGTGTCAGTGTGATTGCGGCAAAACAAAATTTGTAAGTTGTCCATCTCTTATTGAAGGTAGAACGCAGTCTTGCGGGTGTCTTAGAACGGAGGCGCTTCTTCGTCGTGTTCGACGGCATGGTGAAGGAGGACGGGGGCGCAGAGTAGCGGAATATCGAGTTTGGTACAATATGCGTACCCGTTGCAACAACCCAAGTTGGCCGCGATTCAAGGATTATGGTGGTCGCGGTGTGAAAGTGTGCGAGCGTTGGAATGAATATCCTAATTTTTTAGCTGATATGGGACGGCGACCTTCGTTAAAGCACAGCTTAGATCGTATTGATGTAGACGGGGATTATTCACCGGAGAATTGTCGATGGGCTACTCATGCAGAACAAGCAGCCAATCGCCGTAAGGTTGGAGTTCTTGCGAACTTTACTGATGCAGAATTGTTAGCCGAATGCAACAAGCGAGGGTTAACCCATGCAACGAGTGAAGGTGGTAACGGCATTCGTTCCGTTAGATCCAGCTCCGATTCATTTTCGTCCCGAGCAATACCACGCTTACGCAGAGAGCATGGCGCGCGCCGCAGGGGAGGGGCGCTTCCGAAGCTTCAATCCTTACCCGCTTGAGCGGTGCTGGCTCTATCAGTGGCTCGATCAGAAGGGATGGCTCGATCTTCCGCCTGCGACGGTGGCGGCTTCTGATAGGTATCCAACTCCAAAATTGTTTCAGCGCAGCAATATTATTCAACACGAGAGGACGAGCTGGCTCAGTCAGGCGGCAGAAGAGGATCCAGACTGCGACGTATTCGTGTGGCTGGACTACGCGATCTTGAAACAGGGGCATTCTTGGCCAGGGCACCCCGGTGTAGAGGAGCGGCACATCACGGAATTTCTTGACAGAATCGAAGGCTCAGGATTCACTGACATCCCGTTTCCCGGCATCTGGGACAAGGGTCCTATCGATGATCGAGGAGACAACTGGCGTTTCTGTGGGTCTACCCATATCATTCGCCGGGACTTGCTCCCTTATGTCGATTTTTTCTACAAGCGGGAATGTAAAAAATTCATCGAGCGGACAAAGACGGTGCCATTGGATCTTCCGATCTGGGCTGGATTGGAGTCGCATTCCAGCTTACCGTTCCGGTTCTACGGTGCAAATCATGATGCTACGCAATTGACGGCGTTCCTAGGATGATGCAGGGCTACCGCACAAGCTATTCTCGTGCGCTGTTCAAGAACGCAAATAACGGATTTAACGCTCGTTACCTCGATGCTGATGATTGGGACTTCATCGAGTCGGTGCGTCAGCATGGGTGCGTAGGTTATCGTCTCGGTGCTGTACAGGGGCGTTCTGAGCACGGCGGTGCTTATTCCGGCTATTGGTGCGAAGCAGATGCGATTGAGGCGTATGCTCTACAAGCAGCCTCTGACAATCTGCGGGCGCTTAATGAAACGAACAAACCAAAATATTTCAGTGTGGACGAAGATGCGGCTAAACTGGAATCTGAAAATGCCAAGCGAGAACGCGAGCAGGAACAGATAGACAAGGCTTTGAAACATGCTCGTAGGGAAGCCGTGTTCGCGCGCGCAGCAAAAGAACATGCGGAACAGCTGGCCGAGCTTGAACGGGTTAATCACGAGGAAACGGTAAAGTTCAATATCCGCGAGCTGCAGACTGCTGAGATTGAATTTGATTGGGCGGTCATTGGTGCCAAGATCGCACGCGATAGAATGATTGCTGAAGCGTCACGCGATCGACGTGAAAGGCAGCGTGCATTGAAGGCGGCTGAGCGTGAGCTGCAGCAAGCGACCAAGTTCCTGCGTAGAATGCAAAAGAAGGTCAAAGAACATGATCAAGGACACCCAGGATATTCGGGACAGAATGAACAAGGTTCTGGAACGGATCGAGGCCAAGACAATCTCGGCGTCGGAGGCCAAGCTGCAGATCAGCGTTTGCCGGACGATGCTGGACTCGTTGAAGGTGGACATCGCGGCAGCGCATCTGGCGCAAGCGAGAGTTCCGTCGATGACGATCGTTCGAGAAGCGACGGGGCGGCTGCCGGCGCGCAGGGTGTCATAAGTGACCCCGTTGTGTGAGCTAGCTAAGCTTTACGGTAGTGACAAAGGCGGTGGTCATTTGATCGCGGGTGACACTTGTCATCAGTACACTTCAGCGTATCATGAGCTGTTTAAGAACCGACGTGAGCAGGTACAGAACGTGCTCGAGATTGGCATCAACTACGGCTGCAGTCTTCGGATGTGGCAGGACTACTTCCCTAATGCCCAGATCATCGGTCTCGATAGCAACGAAGAATGCCTGCGCAATTACGGTGAGCGTGTTCGTTGCTTTGCTGCTGACCAGTACAACGAGCGTGATCTCATGGCTGTTCTGGACGTACTGGCTCCGGTGCGGTTCGACTTGATAGTCGATGATGCGTCCCATGTTGACGAACACCAAATTTTTTCGGCGCAGTGTTTGTTGCCGCATCTTGCAAAAGATGGATACTACATTGTGGAAGATTTGAATATTGACTGCAAGCCAGAGCTTATTGGAGAACCGATTGTGAGAGCTGTGGCTGGATTTGAGTGGACTGCAATCCCAACTGGTCGAGGGCTTGGTAAAGCATTTTGTATGTGTGGGTGCGGTGGTGGCGAACAGCTTCTGGTGCTGCAATGGCAAAAGTCTTCGTGACCGGTATAGCCGGCTTCCTCGGCTCGCATCTAGCTGATGCTTTGTTGGCAGCAGGGCACGAGGTGGTGGGGAATGACAATCTTAGCGAGGGGGATAGATCAAATGTCGCTCGTGACGTGGTTTTCCATCATTTGGATTGTAACGATCGGGATACGCTTGCTTTGGCCATGAAGGGCTGTGAAGCCGTTGTGCATTGTGCCGCCAATCCGTATGAGGCACTTTCAATTTTCTCGCCGTACTACATCATGATGAATGGCATTGCAGCGTCCGTATCGACGTTCAGTGCGGCAATTTCGGCAGGAGTTCGGCGGATCGTTTATCTGAGTTCGGCCGCGCGGTACGGCAATGTGCCGGTGCCGTATACGGAGGAATCAGAGACCCGACCTGTCGATCCCTACGCAATTGGGAAGCGGGCTGGCGAGGATTTTTTGTGGAGTCTATGTGAAGCACACGGGACAGAATACGTGATTGCGGTGCCAGGAAATATAATTGGTCCTCGTCAGAGATATGATTCGCCTTACCGGGGCGTCGTTTCGATTTTCATCAACTTGGCGCTTCAAAACCGACCCTTGATCATTTTCGGAGATGGCGAGCAGAAGCGGCGGTTCGCGCCGGTTGACAGTTGTGTTGATGCGTTGACGCGGATGGCACTCAATTCGGTGAATGGAGAGATCATCAACATCGGGCCGACAATAGGTACGGCGATCTCGATCAACGATCTCGCTGCGTTGGTGTGGTCCGCGTGCGGGCATAATGGACCAGCGAAGATAAAGTACGTTCCTGAACGAGTCGGTGATGTAAAATTTGCTTACTGCGATGTCACAAAATCAGTACAGATGTTGGGATACCATCACGGGATGTCGCTTGTTCAATGTATCGACGCGATGGTCGAAGACGTCCGCACGCGCGGGCCGCGACCGTTCAACTACTCGCTGCCGATCGAGATCCAAAACAAACGCACGCCGACGGCGTGGACAGAAAGGATGTTCTAATGAGCCTTGGCAAAGATCGAGTTCGGATTGACTTCAATCCGAGCCAAGACGATTTGGTTGGCACAATCAAATCGGCGACTGCCAACCTGATCGATCTGTGTGATCGTTCTTGCGGTTCGGGAGCCGGTACCGAGGAACGGCGGTTGTGGGCTTTGGCGATGACGCATTACGAAACGGCTGCAATGTACGGTGTCAAAGCTGCGACGTTTAAGCAATCCAGTCAAACGTCTGTAACTCGAGCGACGGGGACGTGATATAGTAAAATGGGTGTCGGCCCCCCTTGCCGACACCCTTGTGCAGTTAGTTCTTCGACTTGAAGGCACCGTGCAGTGCTTCCAACTGCTCGATGCTTAGTTTCTTCTTCTCGACGGCTTCTTTGACCGTCATGTTGGCCGGCACAATTTTGCGAACTCGCTCGACGGCTTTGCCCATCTGATCGAGTTCCTTGCCGGTGCAGTCGCCGAGATCCTTGCCGTTGGGCATCGACAGTGCGCACAACTCTGCGACAACTTCGGCGAAGCGATCTTGGATTGCGTCTTTGACGTCTTTTTCGACTGCGGGACGAGGACGTCCGCCTCTTGGACGACGGACGTCCCTCTTTTTTTCTTCTGCAGCACGCATTCCGTTGCGAACGAAGTACTCGTAGATCGACCGATTGAGACCGGAATTGTCTTCCCCTTCCCGGATCATTTTGTCGACCAGCTCGCCTTCACCCGCTGTCGGATTTAGTTCCATAAGCCGAGCGAGGACTTCGCTCGGGTTATCTTTCTTCCAACGCAAACGTTTTGCGCCGGTCACTCCAGTCTGTATTTCCGTCATCTGAGTTTCTCCATTGCTAACGGTGGTATGATCCCCATCTCGTGTGCTCGTTTGAGCAATTGGCGTCCGTAGCGATAGCGATTGCGAACAGAGAGTTTTTTCCACTCTCGTTGTGTTTGTTTGGTGAGCATCACCTTTTCGAGTATTTTAATTAGGCGTTTTTCGGCACGGACTTGGGCGTACGCACCGTTGCGGCCTCGAGCGCGGGCATTTGCTCGAGCACGATCAATGTTCATTCGATGATGATAGCGTCGATCACGGCGGGCTTTTTTAGGATCGGCCCAATATCTCTGGTGTTTTTGAATGAGTACTTTGTCGCGTCGTCGTTGGTAGATTTCGCGTTCGCGCGTTTTGTATTTTTCGAGATTGTTTTGTCGGTTAAGGCGCTCTTTCGCGAGCCATTCATCTCGGTGTGCTAAATAGTAGCGCCGCATGTAGGCTTTGCGGTGCGGGCCGTGGAAGCAATCAGTGCAAAGTTTTTTGGTGCGCCGCCCGCTTTTGTAGGTGATCAGCGGATAGCCGCATCCGACGCACGCAACCAAGCGCGGTTCATAGCGTGGCGAACGTCGGCGTTTTCTGGTAAGGGGGGAGTCGGGCATGTCGACCGCTACATCCGGTTGCTTGTCAAGTCTCGGCCTTGGGGCTAGCACCCCTGGGCCGAGGCGCACCTTGCCTTAGTAGGCATTGAAAGTCAACAGGGAGGATGAGCTATGAGAGCGGCCGTAAGTGTGGGCCATGGGTTGCTTGTGAGAGGCGCCTCGGGGTCGCCGATCCCGCCTCAGTTAGACGAGGTCGATACTTGCAGATGGGTAGTTGATCGTGTGGCCCAATATCTTCAAGCTGCAGGCGCGCTTGTGGGGACGTTCTTTGACACAACTTCGACCAGTCAGTCGGAAAATCTCGATACTATTGTAGACTGGCACAATAGGCAGACCAGAGACGTTGATCTGAGCCTGCATATGAATGCGTACAACGGCGTTGCCAATGGTTGCGAGGTATTGTGGACGTCGGAGGATGGTAGCGTGCTGGCGCAGGATTTGGTCGACGCGATCTGCGAGGCTGGTGGCTTCGTCAACAGAGGGCCGAAGGAACGTAATGACTTGGCTTTCTTGAACGGCACCGAGGAGGTAGCTTGTTTAATTGAGCTGGCATTTTGTGACCATACAGGCGATTGCCAGAAGGTAATCAGCAGGGGTGACGCTATTTGCCGAGCAATAGCAGAAGTGATTGCTGGCGGTGTTATTGATCAGCCGCCGACGCATCCACCTGAATGGCCCGAGGATCGGCCGCCGGCATACGATCCGCTGTTCCGGGTTACCGGCAGGGTCAGCCATTTTGGTGGCCCTAATGACACGGGCGTCTCGCCGTCGGAAGACCTCGCGTTTTGGGAGCACTACGAAGACGCTCCTGCGCATTTCTTCTTGCCGTTTCAGCCTCCGAATACGTCAGGACTCGCTCGTAGATTGAATCCTGGAACCATGTACTGCGCTGCGCGGTGGGACTACGATGTCACCAGTAAGGACATGCTGCGTCGGCCGGATCAGTATGCGCTGGTGAAGGCGCACAAGAATGGCAAGGCGTGTCTCGTGGCGCCCGTTGATTGGGGTCCTCATGCGGAGGAGACCGACAAGGCGGTAGATTTATCGCCCGGCGCCATGCTTGCGCTCGAGTTGGAAAGTGGAGACGAAGTGACGTTGATATATCCCGCACCCTTGGAACGGATTTGAGTCCGGGCCGGGCGGAACTGACGAACGACCGCGACTGGTCCGGGGGCGGCGGGAAGCATGCGAATCCCTTTCCGCCGCCCGAATCTGCTATAAGGAGACATGTCCAATCTGCTCGTCACGACCATGGTCGTTCTACAGCTCACGATGGCTGCTGGATTAGGTGTTCTTTTATTCCGCAATGGCAGAAACGGTTCTTCCGCTCCGAGTTACGTGGTGGCAAGCGAATCGTCGCATATCGTGCAATTGATGGGCGATGCCAAGGCTCCTCCCAAAGACGTGGAGCTATATCGTGGCATTCCGTTTGATGAGCATCTGCTCGAAGCCGATAAACGCGGGCTCGATGCGGCCTATGAGGCGCACCTGATTAAGCTCTGGTCCGTGTGGCTCTCAGATGGTGCGCGCACCTCGACCAACATCAAAAACGGATTGCGGATCGCACGTGAAGCGTATCATCAGGCTGCGGAAGAGATTAGAAAGCGGGAACAAAAAATACAGCAGGAAAAATGATGCTGCCGGCTGTGCTTATCGGTAATTGGTGTCTGGCGTTCGGTCAGATGTCGTTTGGGCCGATGGACACCTATTTTTATCGACGCTGTGTTGGACCCGATAGTCAGATCATTGTCCGTAGCGATGGATTTGATGCCGAGGGAACGAGCTGTGAACTCCTTCATATCCGTCGCGAGGACGGCAGTTATGCGATGAGTTTCCGTTGCACAGGTCAGGGCTTGCAATGGTCAGAGGATGATGAAATCAAAATCAGCCGGAATGGCTGGTCGTTGAAGTTCAAGATCACGAATGTCAAGCGCGCGGGCGATCCCATCATTTACTGTTTGCAACAAGGGTGCTAAAAATGCTTGATAAGCTGAAAAAAAA